TCCGTCACCCCGCCCCTCCCTTCCCCGTCATCAGTAGCGCCATGACCTTCCGTTCCTCCGCCGGCAGCAGCGGCCTCTCCTCGACCGGGACCGCCCGGCGGCAGTGGCAAGGACAGACGCCAGACGCCAGACGCCAGACGCCAGTGAAGTCAAAGACGTACTCCGGCAGTCCCGCCTTCACTGGCGTCTGGCGTCTGGCGTCTGGCGTCTGTCTTCCCGTCTCTCTCATGGCGTGACCCCCAGCGCCAGACGCATCCGCGCGAGGGCCTGATCCTTGATCTGCTTCACCCGGCTCTCGCAGATGCCCATGAGGAATCCCTGCCCCTTCAGCGTGCGCTCGCCCATCACGCAGTGCCGGATGACTTCGCGCTCCCGGTCGTGGACCGCGTAGAGCGCACGCTCCACGAGTTCCGCGGTCTCCAGGCGCTCCGGCAGGGAGAGGGTCTCTTCATCTTCGGAGGAGAGCACCTCCCACCAGCGCGCGATGTGCGGCTGCTGGCCGTTCTCCTCATCCTCTTCCAGGAGCCATTCGATCGAGTAGAAGCGGCGCGGAGGCGAGGCGCTGGGGTCATCCACAGTGCTCTCGCGGAAATGGGCGCGCTCCTTGCGGCTCAAAGGATCGGCGCGGCGCAGCGCCTCCAGCACCGCGCCCCGGCATGCGGCGACGAGCCACGTTGTGAGCGCGCCTTTCGCCGGATCGTGGGTAAGGAGAGCGCGCCACCCAGCGGCCAGGGCCTCCCCGAGCAGGTCGTCGTGATCGATTGCCTGATCGCAGTGACGGCGAGGCCAGCGCGCGGCGGTGAGGACCGCGATGCGCCGGACGAGCGACACCTCTTCCTCCGTGACTTCTCGCTCCTCGGCACGCCTGGCGAGCGCCTCAGGGGTGTACTTTTTCGCTGGCATCATCCTCTCCGGGCGCGATGAAGTACGGCTGCCCCTCCCGCACGTCCACCCCGACCTCCTTGCTAAGCACCTGCCGGAGCGTATTCTCCGCCCACCGCGCCTGATTGGCCCAGTCGAGCAGCGCCTCCGCCTCGTCGGGGGTATAGCCGCGTGGTCCGCGCGAACGGCCCAGGAGCGCGAGTAGGCGAGTGATCTCGGAGGCGGTGAGGCAGAGATAGAGCTGAGGTTCAGCAAGTGGCGGGGGCATCGGCTTCCTCCTGTGCCTGCGCGTGTTGGTCGCAGTAGTAGCAGCACTCCGCCTCCGGGTCGAAGTCAAGGAAGTGGAAGTGATGACCATCGGGACCGCCGGGAAATTCCGTGCATGGTTCGCCGAGAGCGGCGCGAGCGGCTTCGTAGTGATCCTGGAGATCGCAGGACTGCTCTCCGTCCAATTTCTCCTCGACCGCGAGGCATAAGCGCCGGAGCGCCTTGCGGAGGTCGGCCTCCTGGCGAATGGTCATCGTGCTGCGGCGGAAGTCATCGAGGTCATCCGAACTGCCGTCTGGCGTCTGGCGTCTGGCGTCTTGTGCCTCGATCTCCTTAAGCAGCAGGGCGTCGAGCTGCTCCTCCAGGGGGGTGAGCGGCGGCGCGGGGTGGTCGGTCATGGCGTCACTCCCCTACTTCAGGATCAGGCTCGGAATCTCCGGCGCCTGTCCCCACCTGGCGAGCATGTACTCCCGGAGCGCCTTGATCGGCTTGTAATCGTTGGCGAGGGCGATGCAGCGATCGTGCAGGATGCTCTCGGCGTCTTCGTACGTCCAGAGGCTATACTGCTTCCAGTCGAAGGACGAGTCAGCCGGGGCTCCTATGTAGAAGAGAAGGTCGTCGGGAGAAAGACCAGCCTCGGCCAGGAGCGCCCCACTGGGCAGGAACCACTCGCCGCGAACACGGTCACCTGCGAATCGCCGATGGAGTTCCGCCTCCAGTTCATGGTCGCCGGGAACGGTTGCCAGGAGACACAGCCGCTCCCCTGTCCCGCACTGAAGTTTCTTGAGGCGATGAGGCGCGGAAGTTGCCACGCCGATCTTGATGAGCCCCAGGCGCGGCGCGAAGATGAAGTAAACCTGCTTGGTATTGCGCGGTTTCAAAGCCTTGTCTCGTTCAATGTGGACGGTCATGGTGTCTCCTCCGGAAACCGGCAGGTATCTGCAAGCCGAAGCAACTTCTCCGCGACGGCAGGCGCGTCTTCGGGAAGGACGAAGATCTGCGAGAACGTTCCGGAATAGCCAGAGCGCTCCTGCTGATACTCCAGGCACAGGTCGATAACGGCGCTATGCAGTTCCTGGTTGTCCACCCGATAGTCGCAGGTAATGCAGTCCATACGCACCTCGGTGAAACGTCCGAGCGGCCGGGTGTAGACGAACGGCTTTCCTTGGGACTCGCAGAAGTAGAACCACAGGTCGCAGAGGCGTTCGTTCTTTTGAGGCAGGACGAGCCAGCCGCACGCCTTGGCTTCTTCAAAGAGCGGCTGATCTTTTGGCGTCAGGCGAAGAGTCTTGGTTCGCCCTCGCCCGCCGGATTCCATCACGGCGCGGCCGGCGGCGAGGTCTTCAAAGTCTTCAGGCGTCACGCGCGCAGAGTTGGCGTAGGGGTGCAGGATCTTGGTCATGGCATCTCTCGCTCTGCCGGCTTGTCCTCGCGGCGACGGTCTCCGACGAGGATCTCGGCGATTGGCACTTCGTGAACGATCATCAGGGGCTCTCCTCCCTTGGTGTCTTGTCCCTATGTAAACCAACCGCCTTGAACCTTCCTCTCGCGCGCATCATGCGCGTGCGCGCGGGCGCGATGCATTTGCGCTCCGTTCGCTCCGTTTACTCCGTTCGCTCCGTTTACTCCGTTTGTGCCTGTACAACGCTTGCTTGCGCTCCGTTTCCCTTGTATTCTTGCCGGAGCGTTCGGAGTATTCGGACCAAACGGAGCGAACGGAGCGATTCTGCTCACGCACGCGCGCGCGCGTAGACAAGCAACCGTCAAAATAGCGTCTCCCGCAAGGCATAGGTGCCCCATGCCTCGCTGACGATGTGTCCGTCGTCCTTCAGTTTCTGGCAGAGCTTCCTCACAGCGTCGGGACTCTTGGCAAGCGCATCGGCGATCTGCTTGAGGCGCTTGGGACCGGAGCCGCTCTCCCGAAGGTAGCAGAGTACCTCCTCTTGCTCCCGGCTGTGGTCGAGTTCGTCGGCATCTCCCAGATCCAGCCAGCTCACCGCCGGACCATCCCACTGCAGCGCGCGCTCCTGCTCCTCGCGGATGCGCCTCCCGGTGATGAGGAGCGTGGCGCGCGGGTCCTTCCTGGCACGACGGAAGACCCATGCGGTATCGGGCGCGCCGGACATCCCCACGGAGCCGAGGATCTGGTCGAGCGGGTCTTCTGAGGTCAGCTTCCGCAGGTGGTGCAGCAGAAGGATCGCCACGCCGTAGCGGTCGGCCATCCGCTTCAAGGGATCGCAGACCTCGTAGTCTTCCTCATACTGCTGGTTGTTGCTGGAGCCGCGCGACCGAGGGCGGATCTTCGTGAGCACGTCGACCATGACGAGGCGCGCGTCTGGCCGTGCCGAAAGCCACTTCTCGATGTTTTCGAGCCCGCCTTCGTTCGTCCGTCGCCACTCCAGCGCAAACGTGAGCCGTGGCGGCGGCGGCTCTCCCTGCAGGAGGAGGCCGAGCCGTTCCTGTAGGCTCTCCTCGTTGTCCTCCAGCGCGAGATAGAGCACGTCCCCCTGCTCGACACGGTGCTTACCGAACACCCTGCCGCCGGTGGCAACGGCCACGCCGATGCCAAGTGCCGCCCAGCTCTTGCCGGTCTTCGTCTTGCCGGCGAAGATCCCCAGCCCCTCCGGCAGGATGCCAGGGACGGCATACCGTCGCGGCGGCAGGTTGAGCGCCATCAGCTCTGGTGCGGTGATTAGGATGCGGCGCGGGGCGGGTTGGTCCTCGCCGCCGGTCGCCTGCGGTGGATCCGTGGGAGGCAAGCCGCCGGGGGGTTCCTCTGCCATCGGCGGCGCGAAGTAGTCCTCTGTCGCCTGCTCCTTTGCTGCCGGCGGCGGATCCGGCGGCGGCACCGGCGCCTCCCACGTCTTCGGCGTCCACCGATCGCGAACCGGCTTTGCGAACGCCCACGCGAGCGTTCGTTCCATCTCCTTCTGGTGATACGGCGGGAGCTTGTCGGCCGTCTTGTCCCTGGGCGCCTGATGGACGTAGACCTCTCCGAGCGACTGCGCTTCCGTCTGCGCGAAGCCGTTGTCCTTGGCTTGGATCATCAGCCACTTGCAGCCGGCGTGCCAGCCGTCAAAGCGCGTGATCTGAATGGCGCGATCGACAAGGTGCATCCCGTCGACGCGGCCGGCCCGCTCGCGCGGTATCTCGCCGGTTGGCTTCGGTGGCGCGGGCGGCGGCGGAGGGTGGTCGGTGTAAAGCGTCGGATCCAGCCACCGCCCTTCGTGATGGAGCACGAAGTGATCCTCGGAGCCCGGAGGATGGGACGGGAGGTAGTACATCCGGCACGGATCGATACAACTTGCATCAGACGTGTGCCGCGCCAGTCCCCAGGCCAGCCGCGTCCATATCGGCTTCCACGCCTCGCCGCCCGGCTGCGGATCGGTCAGGGGGAACACAGCGCGCCAGCGAGGAGCCGCCGCTGTGTGTCGATAGCTGGTATGGATCACGAACTCAAGATCCGCCCACCGCTCGAGGTACTGCTCCCAGGCATCGCCGCGGTCCATGTCGAGAACGAAGCAGTCGAGGAGGACCGTGTTCTCAATCGCTCGCGTCGTTCCCGGTTTATAGAGCACAGGGCTCCACAGTTCTCCGTCGCGGTCCTTCCATTCCCGGTGCCGTTTGAGCCGTCGCACCAGCTCCTCCCACGTCACTTCGGCGCACTGGCGGGGGAGATTGTCGAAGCGGTTCTGGAAGCTGCAGACGTGAAGTAGGCGGTTCATGGTATTCTCCTCGAACGGATGATCAGGAAACGCTCCTCGCTTGCCGATACCATCGAGGAAAATGCACAGGTCGCCGTCGTTCGTGTCGGGGGTGGCGAGAGAATTTTTAGCGCAGACATTCCAGTCCTCCCGGCGGCAGGGTAATCGTCGCCGTCTCGAACCGCTCCGGCGAGTGGCTCACCTCCACCTCGCCGCGTACCCGCAGACCGAGCAGCGCGATCCTCCACGTCAGATCCCGCAGGCCCAGCCGGCCGGCGATCTGGGCAAGGTCCACGGTCGCCCGGCGCGAAGGCCCACACGCGGCCGTGAGCGCCTCCAGAAGCGAGGTCTCGGCTGCGGCAACTCCGTGGAGCCGCTCGGCGGCAGGCTCTCCGTAGAGGACACGACAGGCGCACTTAGTCATCCCATCCCTCCGGCGGCGGGCAGTGGTGTTGGATGAGGCGCGCGAGGGAGTGCGCGGCGTGGGGCGTGAAAGCCAAGACCTTGCCTGCGGCAGTCTCAAGGAACACCCAGACCAGACCGCGCCGGTCGTTCTCGAAGGTGAGCGTGACACCGCTTTCGATGTCATACCGCAGGTCGGTCATCGGGCTGCCTCCGGCTCGAGAAATCTAACTCCCTTCTTCAGCCGGCGTGCGTAATCAAGTTCTCTGCGCGTGCTGGAGCCGATGTAGCCGTCGACGTTGAGGATGAGCACCTCATCCGCGAGGTCGATCTTCCGGAGGTGTAGCTCATCGAGCCGCGCCTTGATGCGTTCGATCTCCGCCTCCGGTAGACCGTGCCAGAGTTCGTCGTCGCTCCGCAGGTCGCACCCGATCGATAGCACGATGTGCCCGGCAAGGGTTTCGCGGAGGTTCGCCTCGCGGAACGCTTCGGAGAACCGTGTGGAGCCACAGAGGCAAACAACTAAGGGTTTTCTATTCATCGCTCACCCCTCTGCGCTTCCCACCCCGCCGCCGTCAGCCGCCAGCCAGTGACGAAGTCGCCTTCGATCAGCCCCCGCGCACGCAGGCGCTTGAGCGCCGTCTGTCCCGTGGAGTGATGCCGGGCGCTACCGGCCGTCGCTTCCGCGAGGCTGCGGCCAGAGAGCCGGCAGTAGGAGGTATCGCTGCACTCTGCCGCGATCCGGTTGAGGAGGCGCCGGCCGCGGTCGCTGATGTGGCGGGTCCGGCGCGGCTTCGGGAAGGCGTGTAACCGGGCGGTCATCGCGAGGGCCTCCCGCGGCGCAGGGAGACGCCGAGACGGTGCAGCCGCCGCCGCGTGGTTTCCAGGGGGGCCTTAAGCGCCCGGCTGACGCCCAGCGCTGTGTGGTGCTCCTGGAACGCGCGCAAGAGCGCCTCGTCGGAAGGGCGAGGGCGCGAGGGCTCCGCGAGCAGCTTGCGCGCCGCCTCGTGGCTCCTGCCGGTCGCTCTCCCGATCTGGCGGTAGGTGTAGCCCATCGATCGGAGGCTGCGGAACTGCTCGACCTCCAGGGTCGTGATCGGCCGGTTGGTCATGGCGACACCTGCTCATCCATCCGCCAGCCCGGCGTGAGGGCGACGTGCGCGGTCCCGTTGGTGAGGTAGATGAGCTTCGAGAGAACGCGTTTCGTGCGAAGGGATCGGAGGATCCGATCGACGACAGCGGGGCCGACCCTCGCCCGCACGGCCAGTTCCCCCAGGCTGACCGGCCCCTCTGCCACGCCCTTGCACCAGGTATCGCAGCAGAGGAACACCGCGATCTGGTGCTCGCGTAGGGAGAGGTGCCGCGCCCAGGCTTCGAGACAGTGAGAGGGAGAGATGCCGACGCGCTCGCCGTTTTGTGTCATGGCGCTTGCCTTGCAAGGGCGTCCCGGCCGGTGTCGGTGACGAGGAGCGCCGAGTTCAGGAACCCCAGCAGGAAGAGCCTGCCGATCGCGGCTTTGATCTCCGCTACGGGCAGCGCCGTGTGCCGCGCGATCTCTCGGGCTGTGCGGAACGCCCCGGCATCGACGAGAAGCAGGGAGAGGATCGTATGCTCTGCTGAACTGATAGCAGGCTCGGAACGGACAACCGCAGGGCGCAGACCGCCTTGGTCCGCGATACGGAGTGACACGGTGGATGCCTCCGAATACGTGATCGGGCCACGTCGCCGGCACGGCGCGGAGGGTTTTTTCTGGTTTCAGGCCTGCAAATATTGCAGCCCTGGACTTTTTGCGGTAAGATAGGGGTGACGAATTTTGATTCTTTGATTGGTTGTGCGACGGGTCTAGCGCCATACCGGGGGCACCAGCCCTTATACCCCTAGCCTACCAGGTGCAGCCGGAGCCTCCCCGAGGCCCGGCTCTTTCTTTGTGGACCGGCGCGAGCGGGCGCGATGCAGCCACGATCGCCCTCGGTCGAGTTCTCCTCGTCAGTGCAAATCGGTTTCAGCTTGTTCGCCTGTCCTCTCCCTTGTCCCTTCCCCCGGTCCCGCTGGAGGAGCTTCTCGTTCTCCAGTTTGTCGAGCTTATAGCGGACGGTGCGATCCGACACATGCGCCCTTGATGCCATCTCCGGCACCGGCGTCTGCGGCACCGGCTCCGGCGAGAGCATCGCCGCCGCGTCGGCCAGGATCAGGTCCGCGATCACGAGAGCGGCAGGTCCCCCGGCGGCAAGGACTTGCCGGCGCCAGCCTTCCACGTCCTCCAGGTCCTCAAGGCGCACAGCGCGTGCCCGGGTCTTCTTAGCCATCGCCGCGCCCTCTGGAACTCACGGCATCTCGTCGGCGCGCGGATAGCGCAGGAGCCGCCAGCCGCGCCGGGTCTCGTCGATCCACCCCTTCTCTTGCATTGCCTGAAGCTCTGCCCGTGCAGAGTCGGCATCCACGGCGGCCATTCTGACAAGTTCCTTGAGCGACGTGAAGACCTTCATCCGATCGGGCACGCGGCCTTCCTTCCTGGCGCGGACGCTCTCGACGCGCACTCGGAGTGCGAGGATGCTCCAGAGCGCGTATCGTACCGGGCCGAACCGCTCGATGCTCTCGATGATGCAGTTCGGGATCCAGGTTGCCTCGTCTGGGCCTGCTGGTATATCTGTCGGCCAGAGGATCGGCTCCTCGCCTTCCCCCGTCTCGCCGCCCTTCCTGCCACACACTTGCTCGGGGTGTTGTGTTGTCACTGCCCCGTTGCCCCTCCCTCCGTCGACCACCGGTCCCTCCACCGCGGTCGTGAGGTGCAGCCCACTGATCCGCTGTCTCACTCCCCATCGGGTGTCTCCGAGCCGTCCCCCTCGGCTCCGTGAATGCTCACTACGGCAATGTATTCATCTGCCGCCTCGTCACTGAGGCGGGAACGCCTGCGCCGATGCAGGCCGGCAGTGGTGCGAGCAATGGAGGTTTTGCACGCCTTGACAGGAACACGGCGACGGGTGTAAAATAGGCACGTATCTCTGTGCGCGGTTTCTTTTCTCACGGCGGCCGGTTCCCTCAAAGTGCCGGCCGCCGCTATGTACCGCCTATTGCTCCCTCGCCGCTTCCTATCCGATGAGTGCTGTTTCGGTGTCCTCCGCCGGTTCCCCTATTCGGATCCCTTGTCTCATCGACGCCGTTCTCGCAGCAGCCTCCGCAGACTGCCGGCTAGAGACATACCCCATTCGTCTGCTAACTCCTCAAGAGACTGCCGTTCGTCAGGGCTCAGCAAGACCAACAATGAGCAGGTTCTTCGGCAAATCGTGGTCCTGGGGCGTGCTGAAATCAGTCCCCGTGGCCTCCCCTTGGTATTTAGAGGAGGGGTGAAATGAGCAATCAGAGCGGCCTCGATCTCGTCCAGAAGGGTTACATCCTCGACGAGGAGCCAAGCGATACGTACGTTAGGAAGGTGTTCCACCTGTTCGGTTCGATGGTGGTTCTTCCACCGCGCCCATAAGGAGATCGCTTTGCCGATGTAGAGAACGACATCCCCTTCGCCCAGCACGAAGTAAACGGCGGCCTCTTTCGGGAGTGTCTTCCGTTCCGCTAGCGCCTTATGCGGTAGGTTGGCGACGGCGAGTTCGTCGGGTCTTGGGATCATCTTCCCGGCGCCTTTCTTGGATAAGCCGGCGGACGGTGCCCGCCAGCGACAATTTCCAGCCGCTCGCCAGCGCCTCAAGTTCTTCCCGTTCTTCCGGGTCGAGACGAACGAGGACCGGAACCCTCTGTGATACCGAACCGTTATCATCGCGCATGGCCTGAGTGTATCACCTTCCGAGCCTGCTGTGTCCTCTTTTTCTACAACCGTTATACTTACCGTATGACCGTCAAGACGGCCGACAAGTCGCTCCTTCACCTATACCCACCGTTTCGCGCGAAGCTCGCCCAGGTTCTCAAGGAGACCGAAGCCGCGCTCGGAGAGCCGTGGGTGGCTACAGAGACCTATCGATCGCCGGAACGTCAGCTCTACCTTTTCGCCCAGGGAAGGACGCGGCCCGGCCCCGTCATCACCTGGTTGAAAAGCCCGCAGTGGCATGGGGCCGGCCTTGCTGCTGACTGTATGTCGAAGTCCCGCGTCGGAGTCCCAAGCGGCTACCAGGCGCCTCGACTATGGTGGGAGACCTATCGCCGGATCTACATGGCGCACGGCCTTGAGAACCCGGCATGGAGCAAGGGGGACCTCGGCCACGTCCAGCTCTCCGACCCCGCCGTCCGCGCCCGCGCCCTCGTGTGGGTGCGCGCCGGCTTCAAGGAACCAGCCGTGAGCCGTGAGCCGTCAGCCGTAGACCCGGCTACCGGCTTACCGCTACCGGCTATCTCCGTCATGGTCGACGGCCAGCCGGTGCCCGACGCCGACGCCTACCTCGACAGCGGTAAGGCGTGGGTGAAGCTCCGACCTGTGACCGACAGCCTGGATCTGGTGATCGCGGAGGTCACGGGGAAGGGAGCGACTCGCCTGGCAGTGCTGGTGGACGACAGCGATGAGTGGCGTGTGCCGGTGGCGCTGAAGGAGGGCAGGGCCTACGTGAAAGCCACCGACTTGCCGGCGGGGGTCTATTGGGTCGGCGGTGAAAAGTTGCTCTCGATCACGCCGAGGCGGAGGAATGGGCCATGACGAGCGCGGAGCGGTTCGTTCTCATCGTGCAGACGGCGGCGGTTGTGGAGGACATCCAGGGAGGCCGGACGCTCGCGGGGGCTGTGGTGTCGCAGGCGGCTCTCCTTGCGGAGCGGTTCTTCCCCCACGGTACGATCTCGCCGGAGCGCGCGGCCAGCGACCTGATCGAGTGGAATTACGGACGGACGGGGCCTCCTGACTGGTGGACGCGGGAGGTCGCTGAATGGCTGACGCGCGAGAGCCGGTGATGAGGGACCTCGAATCTCTGGCCCGCGCCGAGCAAGCCGCGAGCATCCCACGCGAGAGGGCGATGGAGCCGCGGCACGATCTGGAGTGGGGGGAAGAGGCGCACCCGTGCGGGTTGTGCGGAAAGCTGACGCCCTACGTCGATTGGACCTTCGTCTGCTTCCTGTGCCCACATCCCTGCTATCACGGAATGTGGCGCATTTACGTGGAGGCGTGCCGGCGATGATCGACACCTACACCAAAGCCGTAGCGGAGCAGCAAGCCGCGGCCGTCCCAGCTCCGGACGGATCGCCTCTCTATTCAGCAGCGCAGCAAGAGCAGTATCGCCGCGCCGCGCTGCATCTGCGGCACGCGGCGGTCTCTTTGGAGGCGGTGGCGACGGCAACCGACGTGCGGCTGGCGAGGGCGAGTCTGGCCGGGGCGTATCGCTTTCTCAAGGAGGCCAGGAGGCTGGTGGCGGAGGCGGTGGGCGGGGAGGGCGGCGGATGAGCGCGGAACTGGGCTACCGAATTGCCGGAGCCGTGGCGGGAACCGTCTGCGGCGTGCTATTGGGTCTGCTGCTCCTGTGTGGCGGCTTGATCCTCTACCTCGAAATCAAGTACCGGCGCGGGCTACCCTGGCTTCCTCTTGATCCACCGCCATCCCACGAACGCCAGCCCCACCCCGACCACCGCGAGCTTCAACGGTAGCGGGATGGCAGCGCCTGCGATCAGGTTGCCAAGGGTCGAGGTCGCGACACTCGTAGCCGCCTCGCCGGGAGTGGGCAGAGCCCGGCGGATGTCCTCCGCCAGGCCCTGCACCTGCGCCTGCCGCTCCTCCTCGGTCATGGCTTCCGCCGGCTCCGCAACAAGGCGGCGGTCACGCCCGACAGCACGAGGCCGCTCACGACGGCACCGATGACCAGTCGGCGGGAGCGGCGCTGGAGCCAGGAGGACCGGCCGAAGCCGCTCTCCTGGGCCGTGTCCTCGTGACTCACCAGGGTCCCGACGTGTTCGCTCAACTGATCGCTTTCGGTTCCTCGGCGTGGAGGATCTCCAGGATCAGGGTGGCCCGGCACGTCCGGCCCCCGAGCTTGAAGCCGACCGCCCCCTCTGTCTTGATCCCCTTCTCGATGAAGTCGTCGAAGGTGCCCGCGAGCGTGTTGGTGATCGCCGCCGTTGCCGCCACCGCTTCCTTGGCGGTGCCCGTTACGACTCCGGTGACTTCTTTGACTGGCATGGTTGGTTTCCTTTCAGGTGTCGCGGTCCTTGATCTGCTGATCGAGGTCCGCAAGCTCTCTGTTGATCTGTCTGATCCGCGTCCAACAGTACCCGACGACCAGGCCCGCGAGGAAGCCCATGCCGAAGGTAAAGAGAAAGTCGTAGGTCACAGGCGCACCACTGACATCCTAGCGAACCCTCGGTTGCCCGTGCGCCGCCGCGCAACATATCCGGCAGAAGAGGAGGTACCGACGGTCCAGCCGCCGCCTACCGAGATTTCGCAGTGCCCGATGCGATTTCTGGACTTCCAGAAAAACAAGTAATCTCCCCTGCGCCAGTAAGGATACCACGGAGCATATCGTGTGCTTGCTTTAGAGGCCACAAGGCGACCGCCGCGCCTTCGTAGCTGCGAATATTGCGCGTGGGCGCCGAAGCTGAGGCCCGGCCTCCCGCACTTCCTTGCACAGTAAGCAGTAAAGGCCGCGCACGCTATTCTAGGATTGCGATAGAACGCACGGTTCCTTGTTCGTGCGTTCCCCTGGATCACCGCGTGCTTTCCGGCGCAGACGCCGAGCTTCGTCTGGAGCGCCTTCGGAGCAACGAGCTTCAACTCCCTGATCGGGATCGTTACCTCTTTGCGGGGGAGCCGGAGCGTGATCGTGTCCTTCCCGTCGATCGAGGTGACGATCGGCGCCGCGGGTTCGGTGAAGTCGGTACCGCCGACCGTGAAGCTCGGCACGACCGCTCTCTCCTTGTCTACCTGCTTCGCCGAAACTGCCTGCGTGCCCATCGGCACCTCCGGCGGCGGCGGCATCTCCTTGCGCGGCGGAACAGGAGGACCGGAAGGGCGCCGAGCACCAGGCGCCGAGCGCCGAGCAGGGATCGGGCTCGGCGCTCGGCGCCTGGTGCTCGGCGCTATCCCCGGTTTCGCGCGCTCCTCCTCTCCTGCTGGCCACAGCGCCACCACGAGCCCGTAGACGCTGGCGATGGCGACCGCGAGCAGGAAGAGACCGATCCCCCACCCCAGCCGCCGGCAGCCGCGCTCCTGTCTGCGCTCTTCCGGTGTCGGACCGGCAGGCGGAGAGGAGTAGTCGTTCATGAGGCGGCATCCTTCTCCATGCCCCACACGAGGCAGTAGAGCCACCACGCGCCAAGCGCCACGAGGGAGCCGAAGGAGCAGACCATCCACCAGGGGTTAACACTGTGGATCGCCGTCTCTTGACCGTATCTGTTCACCGTGGCGATCATATTGGCGCGATAGGTCATGAACACCGCGAGCGAAGTCAGCAGGAGGAACAGGCCTCCGCCGATCACTGTGAGGAGTGCCGCCCGCCGGACGCTCACCGGGGCTTCCCCAGCGGCTCCGGCGACGGGATCGGCACCGGCCCTCCCGGCATCTTCTGCTCGATTTTGTCAAGCCGCGCTTCGATCGCCGTAAGGCGCGCGAGGATCTGCTCCGCCGTTTTCCTCGGAATGGCGTCCAAGAGATCCCGCAGCTTGATCTGCACCGTCTGCTCCGGCGGCTTCGGTATCGGTGCGGCCGTCGCCGTGTCGATCCGCCACAGGTAGAGGATACACGCGACGACCGCGAGCCAGAACACGAACAAGACGCGGTTGGAGATGCCCTCGGTTCTCATTGTCCTCGCCTCGTGCCGAAAACTTGTACCCAGTACGCTCCGTCCTTCGCGATGCCGATCTCCTTGAAAGCCGGGTTCAGGATGTTCGCGCGGTGGCCGGGGCTTGCCATCCAGGCTCTCATAACTGATTGAGCAGTAGGGTAGCCAGCGGCCACGTTCTCCCCCCAGTTGATCGCCTGGTAGCCGGTGCGCGCGATCCGCTGCCCCGGAGTGCTGCCGTCGGATCCGGTGTGGGTCATCTGGTTTCGCGCTCGCATGTCGGCCGCGTGCGTCGTCGCCGCGAGCAGCAGGTACGGGTGCAGGATAAGCACCCCCGCGCCGGCCGCGCGCCGCTCGTTGTTGACGATCGAGAGCACTTCCGCCACGACCGCATCCGCCCCCGGATCCGGGGGCGGCACAGGGATCGGCGGCTCCGGCACCGGCACCGGCGGCCCTGGGCCGGGAGGTTGAGGGCTTCCCCCCGGCCCTGCCGCCCGCTCGCAGGCCGCGGCCGCGTTCACGCAGCCGGCGCCGTACTGCACGTCGACGCCTTTAGGTCCCAGATCGGTCGCCGTGCCCATCAGTAGCAACTTCAACTCAGGTCGCGTGATCGAGGGCCGGAGACTTTTGACCAGGGCCGCAACACCCGTGACCATCGGCGCGGCCATCGAGGTCCCGCTGAACCAGAAGTACCCGGTCCCTTTCTTGTTGAACGTCTGCTGGAGGATTTGAACCCCCGGCGCCACGATCCCCAGTCCCGGCCCGTACTGTGAAAACGCGGCGCGGCTGCCGTTCTCCTCGATCGCCCCCACCGAGAGCGTCTCCGAATACGCGGCCGGATAGGTGATGGAGGCGTTCCCGCCGTTCCCGGAGGAGCACACCAGGAGCACGTTTTTGGAGGTGGCGTAGGCGACCGCGTCTTTCAAGGTCTGGCTGGGGCTGCCTCCCACCGAAAGATTGATGATCGAGCATCCCTGATCGACCGCATAGCGGATGGCCGCGCCGATGGTAAAATTCGTGCCCCGGCCGTTAAGATCCAGGGCCTTGACCGAGAGGATTTTCGCGGCAGGGGCGGTGCCTGCCGTTCCCATCCGGTTGTCGGTCGCCTGGGCGATCGTGCCCGCGACGTGAGAGCCGTGCCCGTTGTCGTCGGTGCCCCCGACTCTTCCGGTGATCGCGTTGTAAGGAGGCAGGAACCGGGTGCCCGCGAGATCCGAGAGCCCCTGCCGGATCCCTGAGTCCACGATGCCCACGGTGACGTTTGCGCCGCGGCTGTACCGCCGGGCGAGCGGCAGCCGGATTCCCACACCCTGGTCCATCATCCCCCACTGGTGACTCCAGTAGGTGTCGTTGGGGATAGAAGGCTGCGGGGGTATCTGCTGGCGAGCCGGCGCCTGCGCGGAGGTGCCGGAGGCCGGCTCGCCGATGCTGCGCCTCGTCCTCCGTGATACCCCGTGAGCACGGAAGGCCATCACCTGCGCCGGCCGAATGCTGTACATCCAGATTTCCGGCTCGACGTACTTGACGAGCGTTTTTAGAGGGGCGGGGAGGACGAACCGGCGGGCCCTGGGGGTAACGACCAGATAGGGGCTGACCTTGCCCCCCTTGCGGTACTGCCCTTCCAGGTGATCCCGGATCCGCAGGAGCCGGGGCGGCGGCGGCGTCTCTTTCAGGCGGATGATATACCGGCCGGTGTGGTTGGAAGAGCCAGGAGCGGCGGAGCCGGGCGCGCCCAGTCCGACGAGCGCGAGGGCAAGCAGAAGAGTCGAAGTTCTCATCTACTTTAGCGGCGCCTTCTGCCACCTGGGGGCGGGGATCACAACGAGCGCGGAGCGGGCCATGGGAGCCGCGCCCATCACCACCTCGGGTTCCACGTAGGCGATGAGACGGGAGCGCCTCTGTACCTCCTCCAGCGTCTCCCCGCGGCGCAGGAGGACCAGCGTGTTCGCGCCGATCGGTGCCATCTGCACGATGCGGTTCCCGAACGTGCGCCGAAGCTCTTTGACCACGGCCGGCGTGAGCGGACCTTTCAACCCCACCACCAACCGGGCTGGAGGTTCCTTCGGCGCGGCGGTGCTCGTCGGCACGCCGCTGCCCTGTCCCACGATCACCCCTACGATAAGCCCGAAAACCAGTGAGTTAATCCGCGCGCGATGGAGTGCCATGACAACCTCCGGCAAAGGGCGCGCCCGCAGGATACTATACCGATCTAACTGCCTCCTGATTGGTCGACCAATGGCGCCCTTGCCTATCCTAGCACTGCCCGGATCCGGGGTCGGTTAAACCTCTTTCGTCCGACCTATTTTCTAGTAGGAGGGTCTGGAAGCGTCTGGAGGGGCCTGGAGGTGTCTGGCGGAAGCCGCCGCCGGCGGGTCCGGCGACTGGAGGAAAGCCCCTCGACCTGCCGACTGAGATCCTGTGGACAGTACCAAGCACTCCCCACCACCGCCCACGGATCCGCCGGCAGAGGGCCGCTGGCTCACGCTTGCCGAGGCGTGCGCCCACTACGGGAAAGCGGAGCGCACTCTCCGGATCTGGCTCGGCTCCGGCAGGCTCCACGGCTACCAGGAGCCGCAGAAGGGGAGGGTGGAGTGGCGCATCTGGAGCATCGAAGGGGAGACGCCAGACGCTCCTGGCTCTTCGCTCTTGGCGCTTGGCCCGAACCAGGAGCCAGGAGCCAGGAGCCAGGAGCCGGAGCGCAGCGACGTTGTAACGATCGCTCGCGAGCAGTTCCACGAGTTGCTCTCCCGCCACGAGCTGGCTTGCCGGAGGATCGGGGCGTTGGAGGAGGCGCTGCGCGAACGGCTGCCGGCGCTGGAGGAGGAGCACCGAGCCCAGAGCGCCGAGCGCCGAGCGGGAGAAGCGCGTCTTGAGGAGAATTGCTCGGTGCTCGGTGCTCGGTGCTCGGTGCTCGAAGGCGAGCGGCGGTGGATCCGGGGGCGGCAGAAGGCGCTCACAGCAGGGGGAACCGTCTTGGCCGTGCTCCTGGCCCTACTGGGCGCGCTGGTGCTGCAGGACCGAACGGCAGGACGAGGACCGGGATCCCCCGCTTCTTCGCCATCTCGATCGTCGCCGCAGTACCCCGGCTTAAATGATCCCAGTACGCGACCAGGCAATGAGCCGCCTCCACCATCTCCCGGTTCCGGATCATCTCCGCGCGACCGCGAACGCCTCCGTGTTCCTGGTAGTTCGGCAGATAACGGCGGAACGGAACCTCTCGCGCCTGCGCCCACGCCTCCGCGAACTGATCTGCCCCGCGCGCCCCGCCCGAGATGATCGTGACCTCCGCTCCCGTGCCGAAGTCCTCGCGGATCGCCTGCCGGATCTCATCCAGGTCGGCGAAGAGTTGCTCGAAATCAGTGAACGTGCGGCTGCCGACGACGGCGACGATCATGGCATCTCCTTGGCGGCGGCAGGTGGTGCAGGCGGTGCTGGTGGTGCTTTCGCTCCTGCTGGCGGCGGCTTCTGGGATGGTGCTCACCAGTAGCTCCGCGCGAGAAGCCGTTCCCACCACTGCCGCCACGGGAAGCGCCAGAGGTTCCGCGCCTGCCCCGCCACGAGCGGCGCCGAGAGCGCCAGCCGCACCCACAGGGCCGGCGCGTGGTTTCCCTCGTCCGTGATCCACAGCGCGAGGATCCACGGCAGCGGCCACAGCGCGAAGAGGAGACGGACATCCTCCTTGGTCTCGCGCCAGCCTTCGCGGATCTGCTCCTGCAGCCAGCGGCGGCTCATCAACCCTCCAGCGGCAGCGCCAGACTCTCCCCCTCGCGGCTCGCGGCGAACACCTTCTGGCGGCGGTTCCGTTCGTGGATCACGCGGTCCGTCTCAAGGTGGCAACGGCCGCATAGCGTGACCAGGTTCGCTGTCCGGCAATCCGAGGGTCTGTGATTGCGGTGGTGCACCTGGAGCGCAACCTTCTTACCCGTCACCGGATGCGGCTCTCCTTGGGCCGCGCGGCAATTCGGGTAGCGCAGGGTGCCTTCGCACCGGTAGCTAGCACGCGCAAGAGCGGCGGCTCGGATTTCCGCCCAGTTCTTTGGATAGAGCTTCTTGCGGTGTTCCGGCACGGGCACGGCACTATCCCTTCGCGAACTTCCAGGCCCGCGTCTTGATCCACTCCAGCGCCGACCGGCTCCAGCGTGCCATAATCGCCCGGTTGACCTGGCCCCAGTCGGTCGGCCAGGAGGAGCGCAGCGCCAGTCCGTAGGTCTGCGCCACGTCCTTGCGCTTCATCGCAGGGTCCGCGATCTCTCGCAAAAGCGTGTTCGTTGTGTCGGTCAGCTCAAACGACATTGTGTTCCTCCAGCGCGGCCTCCCCCAGCCGCGTGATGCAGTAGTACCGCTTCCGCCTGCCGCCGCGTTCCTCCGTCGCCTCCCCCCAATGAGAGGTGACGAGGTTTCGCTCCTCCATGCTCTCCAGCGCCACATAGATCGCGCCGAGGCTCGGCTCCTTGAACCAGTGGAGGAAGAGGCGGAACCGGCTTCGCCTGGTGCTCTCCGGCATCGGCGGCGAGAGCGCCTTGAAGATCGTCACGCCGTAGGCGTTGCCGCCGAGGTCTCGCACGGCGGAGAGCACCCGGCGGTCAAAGGGCTTCACGGCTCCTCCAGCGGCAGTTCCCGCAGAGCCTCCCGCTCCGCTTTATCCCGAGAATGATGGCACGGACACTTACAGGGCACCTGCCCATCGGGGGAGTGCCGGAACCGACCCGCGCACTCACGCGAGGGGGTGGGATCGCAGCGGCAGAGGAGGGCCGCGCGGCGGCTCATCGTGGCTCCTGCGGCGCGTATCCCGAGCAGACCTTGCAGCACTTCGCTTGCGGCTCCAGATCGCCCCGGTTCCGCAGCCGGTAGCCATACTGCCAGCGCCCGCACGCGGACCAGCCGGCGCGGCTCCGGCGCGACCAGTAGTGCGCCGAGCGTGCCCCGGCCGGGATTGCCCACCCGGCTTCCTCTCCCGCGAAGGGGCGATCCTGTCTCGTCTTCTCCTCCTCTATCTCCATAGCAGCAGCACAGCCGCCCTCGGCAGCCGCGGCCGGGGGGCGGGGGAACACGGTGACGACGACCTCCTCGCGGCCCTTCCAGCACCGCGCGATCTCCTGCCGTATCTCCCCGTAGGTGATCCAGTGATCCGAGTCGTCCGGCGTGATCCTGCCCACAAAGAGCCCGTCCTCCACCCACTTATACCCGCCGATGCAGGCATGGGGATCCAGTCTTCGCGCCCGCCGGATCGTCAGGTCGACGCGCACCGGCACGTTGAGCACAGGGCAGCCGGCCTCTCGCCACGCCTTTCCTGCGGCAACCTTGGCGACCATCGCGACGTTCCGGCGCTGCTGCCACACCATCCGGTTGACCCGGTTCGGTGTGAGCCTTCCGACATCGAAAGCCACTGTAATCGTCAGCGGCTCGGTCATGGCTCCCTCGCGCGATCCGGCTCGATGTGGCTGGAGAGGATGCACGCTGGATGGCCGTCCACCCATCCGACGAGCTGGTTGCAGACGACGGAGTAGGGCGCGCGGATCCGTCCTCGCTGTCCCTTTCCTAGCCGCTCCCCTGTCCAATAGGTGCAGGGCGTTCCCACAGGCGCGATCTCGTTCATCGTGTCCGCGAGGTGTGCCAGGAACTCCCCCATGCTCTCCGAACTCTCCAGCCACTCTCGTAGGCTCATCGCCGCCTCCGCCGCAGGCAAAGCCTTTTGCACAACCGTCCGATCATCCGCCGAGCTGCCGGCGGCGGATCCGCCACCGCCTCCAGTCCCGCCGCCGCCGCTTCTTCGCCGGTTGCGTAGAGGTCTATCGGGCACGGCGCGTCGACCTGTTCCCCCGTCACCCGCCCCTGGATCAGCAGGACCCGCACTGCCGGGCTGTCGCGCTCCACCGTGAGCCAGCCGCGGCAGAGTGTCTTCCGCCCGAGAGCGTGCGTCTGGTGGCAAAGGAAAGGAGAGAGGCAGGGAACCCGCCAGCCGTCGGTCGTGAACTCGCGCAGCTTCTCGTACTCCGAGGCGTGCCACACTCCTGCCGGGGTGTCGCGCCGGTATGGGCAACTGCTGCACGGAGCCGGCGCACAGTCCAGTAGATTGCTCATCGCCGCCCCCTCCGCAGATACAGCAGCCCTCCGAGCCGCCCCAGCGCCCTGCCCACCGCCTTGTTCCACAGCCGCCGCCCCCAGGCGTTGGGATCGAGGCTGAACGCCGCCTCGCAGTCGCGCAGGAGGACGGCGAGGCGGCGGAGGCGGCGGGAGGCGGTCATGGTGTCTGCTCCCGCTCCTCTCGGAGTTCCGAGATAATGCCCAACCAGGTAACGCACAGGACGGTCAGGCACACGAATACGATAGCCATGAGCCAGGGATGGCCTTTCGTCGTGACGGTGCGCCCATCGGTGGCGCCGTGGTAGATGATACTCCCCGAGTTGAGCGACATGAAAACTCCGAGGGAGGCCAACCCCACAATCAACACGGCGCCCCCGATGGTGATAATCCGGGCGCGGAGCTTGCTGCTCACGACACCTCCGCCGCCAGCGCGTCGGCCTGTGCTGCCATCTCTGCCTCCACCTTCGCCGCCTTGATCTCTGCGGCGAGCATCTCCGCGAGCGCGAACAGCTCTTTGTTCGGCGTCTTCTCCAGGTCGCGCACGGGTACCGCGCACCCCAGCGCCTTCGCCTGCTCCATCCGCTTCCTGGTGCCTGCGATCAGCTCCTCGCGCGTGTAGTGCCGCGTGCCGGCCTCGCCATAGGTCGCCTCGAAGCCGGTCTTCGCAGGCACGCCGGCGGCGGATCCGGCGGCGGTCTCTCGTGCGCGTGCGGCAGCGTGGGGGGTCCGGTGCCCATTGGCGGCTGTGGCTTCCTCCAGATCCGGAAGCTCCTCGAACATCGCGACCCCCACGTTTACGGCATCCCTGAGTGCCCGCCCCTTCGCGCGAGTCAGGGCCATCCGAATCAGCGCAGTGGCGATCCGCGCGCCGACGTTCCGGGGGTTGGCGTCCCCGTGCTCCTCGAAGTAAGAGCCGTCCTTCATCCGCACAACGGCACGCGCAACTGCCGTGTGTCCGTTCTCCTCGGTCGGCAGTTGCAGAACTTGCGTCTCGATCGCTAGAAGTCCGCGCTCGTGCGCTTCGGAAAGCAAGCCGGCATAGACAACGTGGTCTTTGCCAGACAGGTTCACGATGAATTGCTTGTCAATCGCCATCGCTTTTCCGCTCCTCCTGTACGCGCCCGACCTCCGCCGCAAGCTGCTCCGTGATGAGAGCCGGCCAACCGCCTTCCTCTGCCTCCGCCGGATCCGCCGCCTGCAGCGCGCTCTGCACGACCTCTGCCTCCCGCTCCTCGCGCACAGTGCTGCGCTCCTCGGCAAGAACAACAATCAGTTTGACCCCGACCGACATGATGTCCGGCTCGCGGCTGCGTTCGGAAAGAGCATCCAGCGCGGCGAGGGCTTCCTCCAGGGTCAACTCAACGGATAGCAATCCCATCTCGATCCTCCTCCACCGCCGCCAGCACACACCGCACCACCTCCGCGACCTCCTCGGCCATCGCCGCCGCGACTGTCTCCGGGAACCATCGCGGCACGAACAGCGCCCGGCGCTCCCCTCGTACGATGAAGACGATCTGCCACCAGCCGCCGCCCCTGGGCTCGGTGACGACGCGCCAGGGGGCGGATCCGGGGGCGGTCTCAAGGGCGCTCATGGCTCTCATCGTCCGCTAGAAGCCGAACACTCTCCCACAGAAATCGACCGTCCCGCCGTACCGTGGCGCTCCGGCAAACGCGGTATGCGGCCGACCACTCCACACCGGAAACGAGGATCTCGGTCTTCTCGTCTCGCGTCGCTTCTACTCGGTAGGTGCGCCTGATTGCCATCGCGCTTCTCCTGAGGAGTAGTACAGCCTCCCCGCGCCGTCAGTTATACAGCAGATCCCACTTCGCACATTCGGCGTCCGTCATCAGCGGCAGCCCGCTCCCCTTGGGCTTCGCGGCCGGCGGCGGCGCTTCCGTCAGCATCTTCAAGGCGAGTGCGGTCTGGTGCTTACAGATCGTGCCCGTTCGGCTGCCGCGGTGCTTCCAGTCAGGGCAGGAGCAGAAGCCGTCGCCGACCTGGTAGCAGCCTCCTGGCGTGGTTACGGTCCACCCCAGCGGGCCTAAAGTCCAGGTCATCTCACTGCTCTCGGTGATCGCTCGTGTAACCCGCGCTTCCTGCTCTTCCGTATAACCTTCGACCATCCGCTCCATTGTTCTCTCCCCGTAAACTGTATGGCTTCTTGCTTCTGTTATAAGTATATCCGATCCTGTGCCTGGTGTCACATTTTCTACGGCTAATTATGAAGATTACTGGTCTTTTTCTGCCCCGGTCTCCTTGACCCACCGCCACACCGTTTGATAGGAAACGCCCAGGATCTGCGCTGCCTGCCGGAGCGACTTGCCCTCATCCTTAAGCTGCCGCGCTGCCGCGCTCCGGTGCTGTGCAAGGATCCGGCGCAGCCTCCGATAGCTCCGGACATCAAGCCCTTTGACCGCCGCCAGATCCGCTGGCGGTACCGCAGCCACCTCCCCCAGCGTGTTATACCCGGCGGCGGTCAGAGCGCGCAGGGCTCCGGCGGAGAGGGCCAGAGACGTGAGGGGGAGGGAATGCCACGGGAGGCGCGGCTCCGGTTCGCTCAAAGGTCGTAGTCCTCCAACGCATCCGCTATTGCACGGGCGCAGTCCAGGCAGACGCAGCCATAGAACGCCAGGCAGTGATCCATCCGCACGCGCAGGCACCGGACCGCCTCGGAGCCTTCGCCGAAGTCGCTCTCGCACACAGAGCAGATTGCCTCTATCGTCTCCCATGCAGGGTTGACGCCCTCGCCGCTCGATCGATAGCCGGGGCTCATGGCTCCTCCGTCTTCTCCTCGACCTCCGGCTCGTCGCCCAGCCACACGCGCAGCTCTGCCGCGCACTTCCCGCAGAGCCAGCCGGCCGAGCAGCGCGTATCGGAGAGGCTCCAGGGACGCAGCGTGATGGCGACAGCATCCTTCGCTCGTTCTCTGCAATGATCGCAGGTGTATGCCGGCTGGCAGTCGTCGTCTCTGTCCGGCAACTCGGCGGCCGCGCGGAAACTGGCTTGGCTCATGGTCGCTCTCCTTCTTCAGGCACGCAACTTCCGATAATGCGATCTATGTCGGTTATGCGAGAGTTTTCCGTGCCTAACTCTATGCTCGCCGCTCGGCGGGAGGGACATTCCGCTTGTGGCGTTTACCAAAAGAACCTTCTGCCAACGACGGCATAGAAAGCCTCCCGCTTTAGCGGAGAGGATGAATTTGTCCCTCGCGTGAGAAGGAAACAGCCTCTCGCCTGTCGAACTGTTTCTCGGCCTGGCGGAGTAACACACCCTGGGCTGCCCGCCTGATCTAAGGCGAGGCCGCACTTTGGCAAGAAGACGGTAAGGAGTTGGCCGCCCAAACTCTCGGCGGTCGTAAAACCGGTTGAGTGTCTGCATTTGGTGCAACACTAGAAGGGTGTGGGGCTGCACACCCTGGGTGCGAATCCCTAGATGCCCCTCCCTTTAGGGATGGGGAGCAGTCACCACCAGGAAAGCCTACTCCTCGTAGAACGCAGCAGCCTCCTCGGTTTCGCTCGTTGCCTCGAACTCGTCCATCTCCAGCAGCCGATAGGTGACGCCGTTTCCGTGAACGGCCGACTCGAACGCCACGCGCGGGTCCGGCAGAAAAGTCTCGTAACCGAGGTGGATCTCGGTGACGTTGCGCAGCACCAGCGCCGGAATGCGATCGAACAGGGAGAACGCCGCATTGAACCGGATCGCCACACGCATCCCGAGCGGTGGAGTATCGCTCATGGCCCCGGCTCCGGCAGAAAGCCCCGCGCCCTCGCCGTGTCTATCAACCGCAGCGTTGCGGCGTTCCGCGCCTCCGCGTCGTCAAAGTCAACCTCTTCGAGGAAGTACGCCAGCCGCCGGATATTCTCCGGCACCGTCATCCCCTTGGCGACGAGCAGGAGCATCGGCTTATCGAGGACCACGGCGAGACCCAGCTGCATCAGCACGATCGGATCGTGCCGGCAGCCGGGTGTGAAGAGGGAGAGACAGACGACGCTCTGGTCGATCATCGCTGCGTTCCGGCGTGCGGCATCTTTCAAGAGGAGCATCTCTTCCGGGTCGAAGTCGCTCACTCGCTGCCTCCTTGGATATCAATGAACTGCTTGAGCGCCTCCCTGGTCATTCGCTGTCTCCTTCTTCGAGCAACTGCAGCAGGTCGGCGCGCTTGATACGCCACCGTCCGAACACCTTCTGTGCCGGTATCCTGCCCTGCGCGCACAACCGGACGACGGTCTCGGTGGACATCCGTAAATAACGCGCCACCTCTCGCGGCGTGAGGAGATCGGGGACTTCCCGGCTTGAAAGCAGCTCCTCTTCCCACCAGCTCATCCGGCACTTGCTCTCTCGATGAACTCTGTCAGATCCTCCCGTGCCACGCGCCACTCGTCCAGGATCTTGGTCGCCTTGATCTTGCCGTCCCGGCACAGCGATGTCACCGTGTATCGCTGGAACCCCAGGATCTCCGCAACTTGTCGCGTATTCAGCATCGGCGGCATCAGCGTTGTCCTCTTCAACTCTTTGTTGTCCACAGGCACTCTCTAAACCTCCCTGGCTTCGCGTAGATACGCCTAAATCTTCGTGGCTTTCTGTGGGTTTCTGTGGGCTTACCTCCTTCATTCGACACTTGCCGAATTTTCCCTATTTGTGCCAAAATGAAGGACATGCAAGGCGTGCGGTTCAAGGCTGATCATGCAGGAGACGAGTGGCAGGACCAGACCGACCTCGCGAAACTGTGTGAGGGTGCAGGGCTGACCGTGCTGCAAGCGGAGGTGGTCCGCCTCACCGCGATGAAGTGCGATACGGACCAGACGGCCGCGCATCTGGACCTGCCCAGATCCCAGGTGAGAGCGATTGCCGCAAGCAGTGAGAACCGGCTGAAGAAGTCGCAGTCGTGGTTACGTGGCGCCCTCTACCGCGAGATCCGAACGTGGCATGAGTGCCGGCGGAACAAGAACTGCAAGCCGCGACCTGACATTTTCCGAAAGGTGCCCGGCGGCTATGACCGCGCGGCGTTCTCTGCCCGGCCGCACGGGGAGGCGCCGGAAGATTTGATCGAGGAGCGGGATCGGCTCCTCCGCACTCTCCCCCGCCTGCTGGAAGGCCGGCGCGAGGAGGCGGCAGTGCCGTAGAGGCATGGCCGCGTTCCGGGGATGGGTGGATAGCGGGTAGTTCTTCGCCTTCTTGATGTTTGGCTGCTCGCGTGCGTGGGTAGAACAGCAGTACTCCAGAAAACCCAGTAACCAGAACCGACGAGCCGCGAGAGGTTATCTCTCGCGGCTCGTTCCTTCGTGGCAGGCAGGGCGGGGGTGGCTCTCCGATAGGTTAGCTAACTCTCCGTCCCCTCGGTAGCCCGCCCTTTGCCTGCCGCGCATCCCCTATGAAGATCACCGAAGCCTCCATCGACAGCGTGTCCCCCGATCCGCGAAATGCGAACACCGGGACCGACCGCGGCAGGGAGGCGCTGCGCCATTCTCTCGCGAGCTACGGGGCTGGGCGCTCGATCCTGCTGGATCGCCACTCCCGCGTGATCGCGGGGAACAAGACGCTTTCCGCCGCCGCCGGCCTGGGGCATGAAGACCTCCTCATCGTGGACACGGACGGCTCAAAGCTCGTGGCCGTCCGGCGCACCGACCTCGACCTCGATGAACCGGAGGCGCGCGAACTCGCACTCAGTGACAACAGAATTGCCGAGTTAGACCTCTCCTGGTCGGCGGAAGCGATCGATGAGGCGCTGAAGGATGGGCTGGCCCTCTCGGCGCTGTGGACCGGCGATGAGCTGGAGGAGCTGCTGGCGAGTCTCTCGCCTGCTGGGGGGCTGATAGAGGAGGCGGACCCGGATTTCGTACCGGAGGCGGTGGAGCCGAGGTGCAAGCTGGGCGAGCTGTGGGCGATGGGGCCGCATCTGCTGTATGTCGGCGACTGTACGGATACCGATGCGATCCGGCGGCTGTGGGGCGACGAGAAGGCCGAGATCATCCTGACCGATCCGCCCTACTGCTCCGGCGGCTTTCAGGAGGCAGGGCGTACGAAGGGCAGCACCACCTCACAGAAGAAGGGTGCGGCGCTGCTCCGAGACCACCTCACGACCGAGGGTCTCGAAACTCTCATCGAACGCGCGATCGGTCGTATCCCTGCGGTCGGCTGCTGCTACGTGTTCTGTGATTGGCGGCAACTCTTTGCCATCCGCCGCGCGGTGGAACCTCTTGGCTATCAGTACCGTGCGCTCCTCGTCTGGGACAAGCAGACACCGGGGATGGGCGGGCCGTGGCGGCACCAGCACGAGTTGATCTACTTCGGCACACGGCGGAAAGAAGCCGCGACCGGGAACTCCGGTGATGTGCTGCAAGTCACGCGGACCGGCAACGATCTGCACACGACGCAGAAGCCGGTGAAGTTGATTGCGCGGATCCTTGAGAACTCCGAGGGCAACGTCGTTGCCGATCCCTTCGCCGGTAGTGGAACTACGCTGATTGCCTGCGAACAGGTCGGCCGAACGTTCCGAGGCTGTGAACTTGATCCGCACTACGCAGACACGATCGTCACTCGCTGGGAAGCCGCCACGGATCAGTCTGCCCGCCGTCTCTGATCCTCTCTCTCTATCAGCAGAGCAGTCCAGCCGCCCTCGCAGCCGTGGCCGCGTAACCGAAAGACAGCCGTGGGACGCAAGAGCAAGCTGACGACGCAACAGGTTCGCGATTACATCGAGCGTATGAAGGCAGCCACGGCTGAGCAGGCAAGGCTTGATGCCATCGCGCGGCGGGAGTCGGAGCGGCGTGCGCGGGATCGCTGGATCGACTGATGGGACGCAAGAGCAAACTGACCCCCGACACCCAGAAGCGCCTCCTCGACCTCATCCGCGCCGGCGTGCCCAGGAAGCGCGCGGCCGAGGCGTGTGACATCGGCGAGTCCACGTTCTGGGAGTGGATGGCCGAAAAGCAGAGTTTCCGGAGTGGGGTAGAAAAGGCGTACGGCGAGTGCGTGGCGTCCAAGGTGCTTCGTGTCCGAAAGGCGGAAGACGGTGCGTGGCAGGCGGCGGCGTGGTGGCTGGAGCGGATGGAATGGCAGGACTTCGGTCGGCGTGATCGCGTGGAGAACACCGGCCCCGGCGGCGGTCCGATGCAGCACGAGCACGCGGTGGACCTGAAGGCCCTCCCCACCCACGACCTGAAGGAGCTGCGCCGTATGCAGCTCGCGGCAACCAAGAACGGCGATGGCAGCGGCGGCGGTTGATCTCTTCTCCCCGGAGCGGATCGAAGAGACGAGGCAGATCCTCCTCACGCGAGACTTCCGCTTCTTCGTGGAGGAGGTGCGTCCCCGGTTCATCTGGTACCCGCACTGCGAGCGGATTGCAGGCGTCTTGCAGCGAGTAGCCGACGGCGAGCTGCGGCGCGTGATGATCTTCTGCCCGCCCCGGCACTCCAAGAGCGAGACCGTCTCCCGCCTGTTCACCGCCTACTACCTGAACCGATACCCGGAGCGGTTCGTCGGCCTCAACTCCTACGCTGCGGACCTGGCGTATACGTTCAGCCGGGCGGCACAGGAGAACTATCGCGCGGCCGGAGGACCGATCAACAAGGACTCGATGGCGCTGGGCCATTGGGAGACCGGCAAGGGCGGCGGGATGTGGGCCGCCGGCGTCGGTGGTCCGATCATGGGCAAGGGCTTTCACCTGGGCGTGATCGATGACCCGATCAAGAACGCCGAGGAAGCATCCTCCGAGGTTGTGCAGGGCCGGCAGCAGGAGTGGTATCAGTCCACCTTCCTCACCCGCGAGGAGCCCGGCGGCGCCGTGGTTATAATCCAGACAAGGTGGCATGAAAGAGACCTCTCCGGCTGGTTGCTCGAGGAAGAGGTCGGCGGCGAGTATCCGGAAGGATGGCATATCGTCAACCTGGCGGCCATCCGTGACGAGGATCCGGAGGTACCGCCCTCCTGCACCCTGGAGCCGGACTTCCGAAGCACTGGGGAGGCGCTGTGCCCCGAGCGATATGACGCGGACAGGCTCACGAAGATCAAGGAGCGCGTGGGGGGATATTTCTTCGCTGCGCTGTTCCAGCAGATGCCCCGCCCCAAAGAGGGCAACCTCTTCAAAGATTACTGGTTCAAAGAGCCGCTTCCGGCGCGGCCGGCGCTAGGCGCCCGCGTGCGTGCCTGGGACCTGGCGGCGACGGAAGGCGGCGGCAAGTTCACCTGTGGTCTCCTGATGAGCCGGACTCCCGAGGGTCAGTATGTGATTGAGGATGTCAAGCGCGGGCAATGGTCCGTCGGTAAGAGAGACCAGATCATCCTTGACACCGCGAGAGACGACGGCGCTGCTGTGGCCGTGTGGCTTGAGGAAGAGCCGGGATCCGCCGGCAAGTCGCAGACCTTCACGCTCGTTCGCAAGCTCGAAGGGTTTCCGGTCCGTGCCGAACGGCCTACCGGCGACAAGGAAGTTCGCGCGCGGCCGCTGGCGGCGCAGATGGAAGTCGGGAACGTCTTGTGGGTGAAAGGCGATTGGAACCGGGCGCTGAAGGAGGAGTACAAGAGCTTCCCCACCGGCACGTTCAAAGATCAGGTCGACGCAGGGAGCCTCGCCTTCAACAAACTGGCCGCCACCGTCACCGGAGCGTTCCTCTTCTAATGGCCCCCTACACGCCTCCGTTCGATGGCTGGGCGCTTTTCGGCCTCGGCGTCGGCCTCGCCGGCAGCGTGCTGGTCGTTGGCCTGGCGGCCCTCACCGTCTATGGTCTCTGGCTGGCCCTGCTGGGCTGGGCGGGAGGCGTCCGTGCGCGGCCTTTCTAGCCGACGTGCTTCCAGCCTTTGCCGCGGGTAATCCCGCCGACGCATGTCTGTGTGACCCCGTATTCGGCGGCGAGGGCTTTCTGTGTGATGCCGCCTTCGGAGTAGCGCCTGCGGATCTCGCGGACTTGGTCCTCGGTTAGCTTGCTCTGGTGGTTGCGCTCTCCCGGCATCCGGCACTTTTCCGGCTTGGTATAGGCTCCGCTTCGGATACCCGTGGCGAGCCTGCCTTTCCTCATGCAGTCGTGGGTATTCTCTTTGGGAGTTCCGAGGAACAGATGATCCGGCCGGACACAGGCGCGATTGTCGCAGTGATGACAGACGAACAAGCCTTCAGGGATGGGGCCGTAGTGAAGCTCCCAGGAGACGCGATGGGCAGGGACGCCATTGCCCGAGACGCTCATCTGCCCGTAGCCGCGGACGAGGGCGCCTGTCCACTCCCAACACGTTTTTGTTTTCTTGATGTAGTGCCAGAAGCGCTTGGGGATTGGTGTCGGTTTGTCCTTCCAGTAGCAAGCGTGGGAACAGTATTTCCCTTTGCCTACGTTCGCTTCTCCCACGGTGATGAGAAAGCGTTTGCCGCATTGACGACAGGAACGGGGAATGGTAGGGTAGACGGGCATCGAGAATCTCCTTTCTCGGTGCGAAAGCCTCGGGGTGTGGTCAGCACTCCGGGGCTCTTTGTTGCTGCTTAATTGTATCGCAACGTGCCATTCGACTACACTCTTTCTACTCGTAGAACATGAACCTAGTTGCTTCGCTTCGTGAGAACATCGGCCGGGGAGCAAGCAAGGGTTTTCGCTTCCCGAACTCGGCCAGCGGTGGTGGCTACGGCTCCGGCTACGGTTACGGATGGGGAAGCGGCTTTGGCCTCCTGCCGGGGACGGATTACGATTACGTGAAGGCCAGCGGAATTTGCTGGCACAACGGCATCGTCATGACCGCGCTCGGTTGGATCTGCGGCGCCTTCCCCGAGGCGAAGCTGGTCATCCACCGGCCGCGGAAGAACGACAAGCCGGAAGTCATCACCGACCACCCGGCGCTCGATCTCATCGCCACGCCTAACGCCGACTACGATGACGTGGTGCTCTTCGGGGGCCTCTTGCTCTCGATGATCGGCGGCAACGGCAACGGCTACCTGTTCAAGCAGCGCGCCGGCATGACGAACGTCCGGGGCCTCCAGTATATCCCGCACTACATGATCCGGCCGCAGTATCCCAGCGATGGCACCGACTACATCCGAGGCTATCTCTACCAGACGGACGGCAAGCAGTTCCTCTACCCCGAGAGCGAGGTCGTCCACCTGAAGAACCCGCGCTGGCCGATGGACCCGGCCAACACGCGCATGGCGATGCACCCGCTGCTCGGCGAACTGCGCTCCGTCGCCAATGACAACGAGGAGCGCAGCTTCTCCGCGGCGATGCTGCGGAACATGGGCTGGCCGGGGGCGCTGCTCTCGCCGAAGAATCCCGAGCAGTCGTTCACCGCCGAGCAGAACGAGCAACTAAAATCCGGGTGGAAGAGCCGAGTGTCGGGCGACAACCGGGGGATGCCCTTCGCCTCCACCATCCCGATCGACGTTCATGCGTTCGCCTTCAGCCCGGAGCAGCTCGCCACCGACAAGCTGGCGCGGATGAACATCGCGAGGATCTGCGCGATCATCGGAATTGATCCTCTCGCCCTGGGTCTGCCGTCTGACACGAAAACTTACTCGAATGTCGAGCAAGCCAGAAAGGCGGCGTATCAGAATATGCTGATGCCGCTTCAGGCGGCGATGGCCTCGCAGCTCACCCGCCAGCTCATCAAGACGAACGACCTGCTTTCGTGTCCGGATACCGATCGCTTTGGCTGGGACTATTCGGAGGTGGCCTGCCTTCAGGAATCGATCGACGAGCAGTATAAGCGTCTCTCGGAGGCTGTGAAGGCTGGGTGGATCTCGCCGAATGACGCTCGGATCCAGGTGGGGCTCGAGGAAATCGAAGGCGGCGACGAACTCCGCCCAGCCCCTGGAATGGGCGGCGGCATGGGCCAGGAGGGACAACCCCCTGTCCCTCGCGCCGCCTCGCTCTCGCCCAAGCAGGCGGCCATCGCGGAAAGATGGCAGGTGCGGGCGGAGGAGCGGCGGCAGCTTGCTCTGAACGGACACTCATGAGCGATTTCACCGGTACCCAATGGTTCGTGCTCCTGATGGCCCTCATTATGCTTGTGGGCTACGGCCTGCACCTGGCATTCCGAGCCGAAAAGGAAGTCAAGAAGGAGCGGACGACGGTCGAGGAGTGGATGAATCTTCCACAAAACCGGAATTCTCCGACACCGCTGCTCTGGGGCTATCGCGCGGAGGAAGAGCGACCGGAGGACGCAGTCGCGCCCACCGAGAGCGGTGTTCCGCCGAAACTGCCGGCTGATCGCTGATGGAAGCCTGGGCGCTTGCGGCGGCGAATGGACACAGTTGAGCGCGACCGAGCTGCTCGTCTGGGGGGTCGTGGCGCACCTGATAGCCGATTGGTTGCTACAGAACGAATGGATGGCGCTCAACAAGGTCTCGATTCACCACGCGGCGGCCTGGGTTCACGCGGACATTCACCTTGTGGCGTTGCTCCTTGTCTTCCCTGTCCAGGTCGCCGCCATTCTCGCCTTCGTCCATCTCCTGATCGACACGCGGATCCCGCGGGCCTGGTGGGCGAAAACGTTCCGGCAGACGACTGAGGGCGAGATGGGCGTTCATGTTGCGATCTGGGCGGATCAGGTCATGCACGTCGTGTGCATCGCCGTGGCGGCGGCCTGGTGCGCCTGATGGACGGCTGGGCGCTCCTGTGCATCTTCCTCGGCGTGATCGCGCTGGCGTACTGGGCGCACCGCAATATGCCGCCGCCGGGAGGATGACTGATGGCGAGTGAAGTTTCAGCAGCGCTCTCTGGGTACACAAACGCATACCTCCTCCGCGACATGCGCGACGGCGAGGAGGTCGGCAGCGTGCAACTCTTCCAGCCGAAGGCCGGTGACGGGGTTTCGATTTCGCTTTCTCCACAGGAGGCGCGTGTGCTGGTCCGGCTCCTCTCCCTGGCCGGCTATGACCGTCCCGCAGACTAGGGATTGCTTGCAGCGTGCCGAAAGTCCAGACGAAGGCGGAGGCCCTCACCGCGCACGAGCAATTCGCCGCCCTTCACGCGGACACCGCCGACCGCCTCGCCACCCTCGCACACGAATGGGCAGCCGGCGAGTGGTCCTCCGGCACCTGGGCGGCGGAGATGGATGCCATTCTCCTCGACGCCCACACCCAGGCAGTCGTGATCGGCCGTAGCCACGCGGGAGACGATGCGCCGGAAGAGGCGGATGACCGGGAGTTCGCGCGTCCGATCGTGGAGAGCGAGCACGCATTCCTCCAGCCGTTCGTTGACCAGATGGAGGCAGGCACGTTCACGAGTGAGGACGGCACGCGGGACGGGGAGGCGGTGGCGGCGCGGGCGGTTCTGTACAGCGGTAGGCTGACGGGAACCGCGAATCAGGCGTTCACGGCCACGCTGCCGCCGGAGGCCGAGGTCTGGTGGATCCTCGGCGCAGAGGATGACTCGAACTGCGAATCCTGTCCGGCGATTGCTGACGGTTCGCCCTACCCGGCGTCGAGCTTCGACATCTGGCCGGGCAGCAATTCAACGCCATGCTTATCCTCGTGTCGCTGTCGGTTGGAAACGGCAGACGGAGTGCGAGGCTTTCAAACACCCGATTGACCCTTCAAAGGTCGGGGGCGGTGCATCTTCCGCATTGCACGGGCGCGCTCGGAGGACATATGATGCTTTCTGTGCTCCTCGGGCGGTTTCAGTTCCAGGTTTTCTAGCCGATCGTCGCTGCAATCTTCGTTTCGATGGTGGATCTCCATGCCCTCTGGGATAGGACCGTTTGCTTGTTCCCAGCGCCAGCGGTAGCGATAGGCGTATCGATAAGAGGCGGAGGCATCGTCCCAGTACTTCGCATAGCGGCGGCCGTCAGCTTTGGCGAGGGTGAACTTTTCCTCCGTCAGGTCTGCGTAGCGGCCCTTCCGCGCATCGTGGGCTGCGGTAAGTCCCTCGTGGATACGCTGCCGCTGCTCGGGATCAGCCCACTGGGCTTTTGCCTTCCTCCGCATTCCGCAGCTCATGCACTCGACCGCTCGATGATCTTTGGCTGCTCCACAGTGGCAGATACACGAACAGACTTGGCACAGATTGCTCTTGCGCCCTGCGTAAAGTCTGGTTGAACAACGTTCACATTCTCGCATACTTAATTGTATCATTGTCATTGTATCATCGGCAGTTATCCTCATGTAGGCGCTCCTTACAGACAAGCGAGGGGTTAACAGGGTTCACGACGCCATGAGCATCCCAGAAGTTCCGGCTGACAAATGCACGGTCGCGGAGCGGCTCGGCAACTGGGTGCGGCAGATCGTCATGGCGCCGAACTCCGAGACGGAGCTTGGCGCGGAGCTTGCGGTGAGTGCCGGCCAGTCGTATGAGCGGTTCGTCTACCATGTCCCCTGCGGCAAGCCGGTGTTCTACGAGGGGCTGGAGAGCCAGCTCGTGGAGTGCTCGGCCTGCGGTAAGCGGTGGTTGCTGCGGATCGTGCCGGAGGTGGTGGGCACCATGACCGAGTGGAAGACCGGCGATAAGGTCTGGGCGGCTGGCGAAGAAGCCCAGGTGCTGGAGCACGACGCGCGTGAGGGTACCTACCGCGTCAAGCTGCTGACCTCGAACCGCGAGGTCTGGATGGACGCGAAGCTCGTCTTTGCCAAAAAGCCCTCCTCCGCGCCGTAGAGGGAACCGACCGTTCCTGCGATAAACTACTTGCCAAGGAGAATATCATGCAAGAGTTGATCGCACAGTTGGTCGAGGCGCTGAAGGAGTGGCGAGAGGCGCAGAGGTCCTCCGGAGAAGCGCACAAGGTTTACGAGGTTGCCGAGAAACGGCGCGAGATCGCCTACCGCCGTGTCGGGGCGCTCCAGATCGAGTTAGGCGCCGAGATCCGTTCCCTCGCCGGATACTCGGCCGAAGACATCGCCTCGTATAAGGAGCAGACTCTGTAGTCTTTCCGCCGGGCTCGGAGGTAGGAGGTCCCCGGCCGCCTGTCGTCCGACGCGGGTCATGCCCGCCGCCCGGCATCTAAGGCGGCCTGGGTTCCCTTCACCGCCTTAGAGCACCACATAGCGATGCGTGATTGCTTACTCCTCTCCCTCTAGTGGAGCCGCCTCGTCTGCGACGAGGCGGCTTTCTTTTCGCCATTTACCCGTTAGCTAACTCCTCAACCGACCGGAGACGCCCATGAGACTTCAGCATAAGTCCTTCCCCACCGTCGACTTCAAGGTACTCGACGAAGCTCAAGGCCTGGTTGAGGCTTATGTAAGCGTGTTCCATGTAACGGATGCGGCCAACGAGCGCGTCATGCCAGGATTCTTCTCCAAGAGCCTGGAGACGCGGCTGCCAAAGGTCGTGTTCGCGCACGATTGGAACCGGCCGATCGGCAAGACGATCTCCGGCACAGAGGAGCGGCACGCTGGAGATTCACGGCTGCCGGTAAATCTCCGGCAGTATGGCGGTCTCTACTGTCTGATGCAGTTGAACCTGGACGTTCAGGACGGCAAGGACACTCTCTCGCACCTCCGTTTTGGTTCCCTTGATGAATTCAGCTTCGGCTATGACGTGACGCGCGCCACGAACGCGAAGGACGGCGTCCGCGAGCTGCACGAGGGGACCACCTACGAGGTTTCTCCGGTGCTCGTCGGCTGCAATCCGGCCACGCAACTTGTAGGCGTGAAGGACCTGCCGGCAGACCTCTTCGATGTGCCGCAGTCTCTCGCCGATCTTTGCGCCGTCTCCGATGCCCTCTACGCGAGCAAGCTCTGCTCCATCCTCTTTGAAGGACACCACAGCGACGAGGAGCGCTCACAGCAACTCGAAGCCGCCTTCTCCGAATTCCACCAGGCCGGCGTGGCCTCTCTGAAGGCCCTGATGAACGCCGCGGGAGACGAGGACGCCAGGGCCGATCTGGAAGCCGAGTACAAGCAGATTTTCTCCGTGCCGGCGCGCACTGCCGGCCGGTTCGACGCACAGCTCCTCGCTCTGCTTACAGAGGTCGAGGGCGCAAAGACACGGGCTGAAGGCTTGATCGCGATCCGCAAGGAGCAGGGACGCCTGCCCTTCTCACCGGAGCGCCGCGAGCAACTCAAAGCCCTCTCCGAGGCACTCATCCGCCTCGTCGAGATCACGGCGCCGACGCCCCCTCTCGACCTCACCCTCTTGCAGATGAAAGCGAGCGCCCGGCGCCGTCGACTATTGGCGCTGGGCGATGGAGCCATTCCCTCATGAACCCACGATTGAAGGAGCTGCTCGAGACCCTGCGCGCGAAGCAGGCCGAGCAGGATCTTCTCCTGGCAAAACAAGAGCCGCTCTCCGAAGAGGAAGCCGCTCGTGTCAAAGCCCTGGAAGCCGAACTCTCCAGCCTGGAGGCCGACATCGCCCAGGCCAAAGAGTTCGCCGACATCGAGCAGAAGGCCGCCCAGCGGCGCGCCCTCGTGACCGTGCCCGTCACCTCCCTCCCGCACCCTTCCGGCAATCCTGACGCCCCGGCCGCGAAGGCGTGGGCGCTCCCCCGGATGGGCAAGGCGCGCTACTTCAAGGACGATCCCCACGGTACCCCGGACTGGCGCAGCGCCGAAGAGAAAGCCTATGGCTTTGGCTGCTGGATCGCCGCCACGCTCGGGAAGAGCAGACGAGCGGCGCAGTGGTGCGACGATAACGGCATTGGCTACAAGGCGCAGCAGGAAGCCGTCAACGAGGATGGGGGGTTCATCGTGGCCCCTCAGTTTGAACAAACGCTCATCGACCTCCGGGAGACCTACGGCGTCTTTCGACAGTACGCCAACAACTGGCCGATGGGGACCGATCAGCTCTTCATCCCCCGGCGCGAGGGGGGCGTCACCGCCTACTGGGTCGCGGAAGGCGCATCCATCACCGAGTCCGATCCGGCATGGGGGCAGGTCGGCCTCGTCGCCAAGAAGCTCGCGGCCAATTCCCGGATGAGTTCGGAGTTGTCCGAGGACGCCTTCATCAACGTCGGCGACCACACGGCCAATGAGATCGCCTATGCCTTTTCGATCTCCGAGGACGATGCGGGCTGGAACGGCGACGGCACCGACACCCACGGCGGCATCACCGGCGTTCTGGTGAAGCTCCTGAACCTCTCGGCAACACGCGCGAACATCGCCGGTCTGGTCGTCGGATCCGGCAACCTCTGGAGCGAGCTGGATCTCGTGGACTTCCACGCAGTCATCGGCAGGCTTCCGGTTTACGCGAGGAACAACCGCGCTCGCTGGTTTTGCTCCGCGCCCTTCTATCACACCGTGATGGAGCGGCTCATGTTCGAGGCGGGTGGCGTGACCGCCGCGGAGGTCCGCGCCGGCGCACTCACCCCCAACTTCCTCGGCTTTCCCGTCGTGCTCTCGCAGAAGATGCCGATGGTGGAGGCGAACGACGCCATTCCCGTGGTGCTCGGCGTGCTCGACATGGCGGCGGCGTTTGGCGATCGGCGGATGACCACCATCCGCTTCTCCGAACACATTTACTTCAACTCCGACCAGATCGGTATCCGAGGGACCGAGCGGCTGGATATCAACGTACATGATTTAGGAAACGTGTCCGCAACGGCGTCTCTGCGCGTGCCCGGCCCCGTCGTCGGCCTGGCGACTGCGGCGAGCTGATAGGAGGCCCCTCATGATCATGACTCAAGGCCTGAAGTTCCAGCAGGTGCTCGCGCCGATCAGCATCAACGGGACGGCCGCGACCACGCTCTCGATCGACACCAAGGGGTACGATCATCTCGACGTGGTGGTTCAGTTCGGCGTCGTCGGCGCGGCGGCGTTTGACGCCTTCGCGCTCCAATCCAGCAACACCGACGCCAGTTACGCCGCCGTGACCGGACTCACCGCCTCCGGCTCGACCGGGGCGAACCGACTCCCCCAGGCGACCGACGACGCGAAGATGGCGCATTTCGGCGTGAACCTGATGGGCCACAAGCGGTTCTTCTCCCTCGTGGCCGATCCCGGCGCCGTCGATTGTCTCGTCTCGGCGGTTGCGGTCCTCTCGCGCGGCGAAGAGACCCCCAACTCGATGGCCGATCGCGGCTTCGACATCGAGTTCCTGCTGCCGGCATAGAAAGCAGACGCGGAAAGCAGACGCCAGACGCCAGACGCCAGACGCCAGTAGGGAGAGACTGCCGGTATACGGGCACTCCCGCCTTTACTGGCGTCTGGCGTCTTACGTCTGGCGTCTGGGAGCGATAGCGACCATGGCACACACCTTCAAAGACGGCGACGCGGTGGAGGTTCCGGGCTACGGCTCCGGCACCGTCTACGATGTCGGGCAGGATGCAAACGAACACGCCGTGCGCGTGAAACTGGACGACGGCCGCGGCTCCGTGCGCGTGGACGTTCGGAACCTGAAGAAGGCGGTTCAGGATAAGGCGGTGCGCGGCCCCCGCGAGTAGGACAGAAAGGCAGTTTACAGACGCCAGACGCCAGACGCCAGTGGGGAAGGGAGGGACTGCCGGCAGTCCCGCCTTCACTGGCGTCTGGCGTCTGGCGTCTGGCGTCTGCTGTGCGCGCCTGGAGGCGTAGCCGACCATGAGCTACCAGAAGACATTGATGCAAGACGCGGCCGGAGCTACTGGGAACGGCACGACGATGGGAGTCAAAGAGCGCGGCGGCGCGATCCACTTCGAGAATATCGGCTCGCCGGTGGGCACGGTCACATTCGAGGGGGCGTTGAACGCTGCGGAGGACGCCTTCATTGCCGTGCCGCTGGAGACGGCGACCGGAACGCTGGTGACCTCGACCACGACGCCGGGGTACTTCCGGCTGCCCTTGAACCACGGCCTGGCGGTCGTCCGCGCGCGTATCTCGGCGTTCACCAGCGGTGCTTTTTCGATCCACGGCGCGACCACGAGGCGATAGCGACCATGCTCAAGCTACCGAGTGAGCTTGTCATCCACAACACCTATATCGAGTTCGATAACCCGTCGGGGAAGACGTTTGGGGTGGCGCCGGCCGGAAAGGTGCGGATGCACGCAAACTCGGCGGGGACGGCGGTCCTTCAGTCGATCTCCGGGTCGGCTTACGGAGCGGTAGGCGCCGCCCCCATGCTCCTTACCGCATTAGTCGCGAGTGAGGTGCCCCTCACCATCCAGGCGCACACGTCGCAGTCGGCGGATATGTTCGTCGCAAAAGCCGTCGGCAACAACAACGGGTTTCGCGTCCAGAAGGGCACGGGCGACAACTTTTACCCGGCGGCCTACGGCGACGACAACGATAAGGTTTTTGCCGCACACAACACCTCGGCGAGTGACGCCGAGCAGTTCGTGATTCTCCAGGAGAGCGCGGATACGACGTTCCGCAACATGCGGGGCGTGACGAACTTCAATCGGTCGGGAGCGTTTGAAACGACGCTCAACGTGAAGGCCACCGCAGGCCAGTCGTCCTCCCTTCAGCTTGTCAGCGGCACCCTCGGCACCGGCCAGGCGATCCTGCGCTTCGTGGAAGCGACGACCTCCCAGTGGCAGATTTACAAGATCGGGAGCGACGCGAATCTCTACTTCCGCGATACGGTCAACGGCCGCATGATCCTGACGATGGGACAGGGCGCCTCCGCTGCCGCCACGCTCTGTACCTTCGACAGCCGCGTGAAAACTCTGGGACGGCTCTACATGAACACGCCGGCCGATGCGCCGACCGACGGCGACCTCTCCAACAATTCGGCATCCGTCTGGATCGACGAGGCAACGCCCGCCGTCAAGATGCGGATCCGCAAGACCGACGGCACCTATCTGACGCTCACGATCACCAACGGCGCTTCTCCGACCCTGGCCTAACCTTTCGATGAACGAACTCCTGGCGACTGCCGCCGAGCCTGTCCAGCTTGGCGAGCCGGATCTCGCCTATTACCTCGCCCTTCGCGCCCGCCTGGACGAGGCAAAGGCGCAGGTCGCTCTCTGGCAGCAGGCACTCGAGGCGATCGTTCCCGTCCTGGCCGCGCGCCACGGCATCGAAGGGCACCTCCTGATCGATTCGGCCGGCTTCTATACGACGGCGCCCGAGGAAGACGACGGCTGATGACGAGGGTTATTGCCCAGGATGAACTCTGGATCCGCTCCGGCAAGATCCGGTTTTCGGGTGGATCGGGTCCGCGTGGCGTGGCCCCCTCGGACGGGGCCGATCTGATCTACGATCCCACGCGGGGGGCGCTGGTCCTCTCCGTCGATGGGCGGCCCTATCGCCCGGTGGGAACCGCGCTGGTCTCCGACGTGCAGGCGGATTTTGGCGCGAAAGGTGACGGAAGAACGGTTACCGACGGCGCAATGACCTCCGGCTCGGCCGTGGTCACCTCGGCCACCGCAGCGTTCACAGCAGCGGACGTTGGCAAGTTCATCAGCGTCCGAGGGGCGAACACGGCGGTGGGCGGGGAGACGCTCGTCGGCACGATCGCGACCTACATCTCCGCCACGCAGGTAACGGCATCGATCGCCGCCAACGCCACCGTCTCCTCAAAGCGCGTCGTCTGGGGCACGATCGATACTCTCGCCATCCAGGCGGCGCTGGACGCGGTAGCGGCCGCGCGGCGCGGCGTGGTGTACCTGCCTGTCGGTATCTACCTGATCGACGCGCAGCTTTTGCTCTCCGGCGTCTCCGACGACGATCCGATCCGGGGAGCGACCGTGTGCGGAGAGAAAGGGGCAACGCTCTGGGCGGCGGATGTCAATATCCCGTACACGGGAGGGGTGACCGGGAGCCTCCTGGCCTCGATCTACGCCGAGGACGTGACCTTTCGTGATCTGATTTTCCAGGGAACGGGCACGGGCTTTACCGGCCCCCGGCTCTGCGCGCTGCGGATGACCGGCAAGGGGCTGAACACCGTCTATCACAATCTGACCTTCAACGATTTCAAGGGGGCCATCCCGCTTGACTACTCCGGCACCCAGCGCGCGGTGATCGACACCTGCTACGTGGACGCCTGCGACTACGGCATCGTTCAGAGCAACCTCGACGGCTCGGCGTCGATCGTGAATTGCCAGGTGACGAACCCAAGCCAGGCGGATACCCTCGTGCCCGGCATCTGCGTCTCCGGGCGCGATAACCGGATCTCGAAGAACTACATCGAGACGCCGGCCGAAACGTTTTCCATCTGGATCGGCGACACCAGCCAGGACGCCTGTGTGATCGGCAACACGATCAAGGGACCGGGGACGACCACCTCGTCGGGCATCCGCATCCACGCCGATACCGGGGGGGATTGCGTGATCATGGGCAACCAGATCGACGGCTGCGGGACCGCGATCGTCTTAAACGGCACCTCGATCACGGTGACCGGCAACCAGATCCGGGGCGGGGGCGTGGGTTATACCGGGATCGCCACCTTCTACGACGGCAACCCCGCATCCGAGGTCTCCATCACCGGCAACGCCTTCGCCAACTGTGCCAAGGGCATCGACGGCGGCACGCTGGCTTCCGGCTACGTGACCGTCACCGGCAACATCTTCCCTGCCAGCGTGACCGACCCCATCGCGGGCGAGGGCTCATGGACCAACTCGAAAGGCGTCGGGAACGCGGGCCTGGCGGACTTCTAGAGGCAGGCAAAAAGCGCCGGAGCGCAGCGGCCATGACATTTACGATCACGGGGACGATCACCCGGTGCGCCGGGCTCAACCACTACCAGGTGCCGGTGGAGCTGGGCAACGGGGTCACGGGCACCCTCCACATCATGAAAAGCGAGCTGGAGTATGAGCCGGCATCGGACCTGATCGAGACGCGGGAGCGGATGGTGGCGCGGATGGTCTCCGCGGGCAAGGAATTGAACGCCGTGACCTTTGCCCAGTGGCGCACGGCCCTGGAGTTGAAGACGTTCAAGCTTTAGGAGGCAGACGCCAGACGCCAGACGCCAGACGCCAGTAAAGGCGGGACTGCCGGGAGACGGGCACTCCCTCCCCAACTGGCGTCTGGCGTCTGGCGTCTGGCGTCTGGGCGCGTAGCGACCTATGGCCTACCAGAATGAGAGCTTCTGCCAGTATCCGTGGCTGGACCTTCCCACGTCGAACCTGACCGTGCTGACGCTGGATGCTTCGGGAGAGAAGGCGGCAGGCGTCTTCCGGGTAGCGAAGACGGGATCGATACAGAAGATCCACTTCTTGCTCTCGACGGTGACGACGGGACAGACGCTGAAAGCCTCGCTTCAGGATGTGGATCTGGCGACGGGGGATCCGGACGGAACGATTGACCAGTCGGGGACGGTCGCGGTCGCCGATGGGGACGATAACACATGGAAGACAGTGACGCTTGGGGCTGTCCGTGCGGTTTCGCGAGGCGATCAGTTGTCGGTCGTCTTTGAGTTCGATGCGACCATTGGGAACCTGCAGATTGTCTCGGGGAGCGCGATTCCGGTCATGAATGTCTACACGGACCTTTATACGGGGACGTGGGCCAAGCAGGCACGGTGTCCGCTTTTCATTCTGGAGTATGACGATGCGTCGATTGTGCCGATCCCAGGTGTCCTCTATGGTCTGGGCACGTCGCTCGACTTCAATTCCGGCTCGGCCGCGGACGAGGTGGCGCTGCGCTTCTCGCTGCCCTTTCCGGTGAGAGTGATGGGGCTCGGGCTGTATGGCCGGGTGTCGGGTGATGTCGATCTGGTGCTTTACTCAGGTACCACGGCGCTTGCCACGACCTCCCTGGACAAGGAGGTGCGTCAAACGTCGACGGACGGCATGAACGTTGGCCTGTTCTCTGCGGCCCAGGAATGTGCGAAGGATACGGTCTACCGGGCGGCGGTCAAGCCCACATCGGCAACGAGCGCGAGGGTCATTTATAACGATGTGTCTATCGCTGCCCATCTGGACGCGGCGCCGGGCGGTCGGGAGCTGCACTATTCGAGCCGGGTGGACGGGGGCGCCTGGAGCGATACCACCACGCGGCGCCCCTCGATCGTGCTCCTGATCGAAGGGTTCGATGACGGCGTGAGTGCCGGGGGTCTGATCGGCGCCGGCAGCATTCGCGGGGGCTTCCAGTAGCTGATGGATTCCATCTTCAAAGGCTCCACGGATGTCACGCTTTACTTCGTGCTCGTCGATTCCACGACCGGTCTTCCGGAAACCGGAGTCGCGCACACGTCGGTTACCGGGAGCTACGTCCGGAACCGGGGGACGCGTACCGCGATCAGCATGGTGAACCTCGCGGCGCCGGACTCCGCGCATTCCGACGGCGGTTGGGAGGAAGTCGACAGCACCAATCAGCCGGGGCTTTACCGGTTCGACATCCCAGACGCGGCCTTTGCAACCGGCGCCGATAAGGTGATCGTCTCCGTGGTCGTCACCGGCGTGAAGACGGAGCACCAGCTCATCCCGCTCTCCGACTGGAACACGCAGGTAGCGGCGATCCCAAACGCCGCGGCAGCCGCCGCGGGGGGCCTCTTCACCCGCGGCACCGGGGCGGGGCAGATCAACCAGGCGGCGGATGGGATGATCGATGTGAGCGTCGTGCGCCTGGCAAACGTCGCGCAGAGCTTGACCGATCTCAAGGATTTCGCCGACGACGGATACGACCCCATCACGAACAAGGTGCAGGGGGTGGTGCTCACGGACACCCTTACGACCTACACCGGGAACACCCCACAGACGGGAGATTCCTTCGCGCGCCTGGGCGCTCCGGCAGGCGCTTCCGTCTCAGCCGACATCGCGGCCATCGAAGGCCAGACCGACGACATCGGGGCGGCGGGCGCGGGCCTCACGGCCGTTCCCTGGAACGCGGCGTGGGACGCGGAGGTAGAGAGCGAGGTCGCGGATGCCCTCGCTGCCTATGACGCCGCGACCGGAGGCGACGTCACCACTGCCGCTGCCTCCGTCACCGTCACCGGTATTGCCACCAATACGATCGGCTCGGGGGCGCTGGATCAGACCGCGATCACCGAGATCCGATCGCTCTTTTCCGGGACCGCCGACTCGGGCACGACGACGAGCCTGACGGATGCGGATTTGAACCAGGTCGACGCGGACTTCTGGAAGGGGCAGATCCTTCTCATCACGTCGGGGAGTACGATCAACCAGTCGCGCACGATCACCGGCTTCAACCCGGCGACGGACACTCTGACCGTCGACCGCGCCTTCACGCAGGCGATAACCACCAACACCTACGAGATCCTTCCCGCAGGGGCGGCGCTTGTGGCCGCGGATGCCGTGACAGAGATCCAGGCCGGGCTGGCCACCGCCGCGGCGGTGGCCACGGTGCAGGCGGATACCGACGACATCCAGACACGCCTCCCGGCCGCCCTCGTCTCCGGTCGGATCGACGCGAGCGTGGGAGCCGCCGCGGCGAACACGATCACGGCATCTGCGCTCGCCACCGATGCCGTCACTGAGATCCAGGCAGCCGTGGCGGCGGGCTCCGTGGCCTCGGTGACCGGCTCAGTCGGCTCAGTGGTCGCAGGTGTCACGCTCGCCGCCTCGGCCGTCCAGGCGATCTGGGACGCGCTCACTTCGGCGCTCACGACCGCCGGCTCGATCGGCAAGCTCCTCGTCGACAACATCAACGCCACGATCAGCAGCCGCCTGGCCACCGCTGGCTACACCGCGCCGCCCACGGCCGCGGCGAACGCCGATGCCGTGTGGGATGAGACCCTCGCCGACCACCTGACGGCGGGGTCGACCGGCTCGGCATTGAACGCGGCAGGCTCCGCCGGTGATCCGTGGAACACCGCCCTTCCCGGCGCCTACGGGGCAGGGACGGCCGGCAAGATCGTCGGGGACAACATCAACGCCACGGTCAGCTCGCGCGCCACGCCCGCCCAGGTGAACGCCGAGGTGCTCGACGTGCTGACCGTCGATACCTTCGCCGAACCTCTGGCGATACCGGATGCGACTTCGAGCCTGAAGGACAAGCTTTCGATGCTCTTCATGGCGCTTCGCAACAAGGTGCGGCAAACGGAGACCGCCCAGGAAATCTGGAACGACGCCGAGGATACGCCGGTAGCGACAGCCACGGTGTCCGACACGGGCGACGAAACGGTCCGGAGCAAGTTCGAGAGCTAATGAAGACAGACGCCAGACGCCAGACGCCAGACGCCAGTGAAGGAGGGACTGCCGGGAGACGGGCACTCCCTCCCCACTGGCGTCTGGCGTCTGGCGTCTGGGAACTGCCCTGATGGCACTCGACACACAGAACCGGCGTATGGCCGCACTCGGCGCGAGCCTTCTCTTTCGCGTCGTGCCCCCCGTACCGGACAATACGATCGGACCCCTCGACCGGCTGCAGCTTCTCGCGCTCTTCCGATTCGGCCTTGAGGCGGGTGGCGGCGGCGGGGAGGGCGAAGGCGTCGTGAACCCGATCGGCATCTTGCTCACGACGATGAATCCGATCGGCGTGCTCTTTGAAGACACCCTCCAGCCCATCGGAATAATTGAATGATCCCTCGCTATTCCCTGGAACTCACGCACAAGGCGCAGAACCAGTTCCGGTTCAATGTCACGCGCGCAGGGATCGCCGAGGACCTCTCGACGTGGAGCAACCTGTGGTTTGCGGCAAAAAGGCGGGCAACCGATCCGGATGACCGGGTGATCTTCGAGAAGGTGCTCTTTGCCGGCGTAGAGATCATCGACGCGCCTACCGGATTGGTCGAGGTGACGCTTGAGCCGACTGACGGCGACGACCTCACGGAAGGCTCCCGCTACAACCTCCACGGCGATGTGGGCGGCACGGACGGCGACCTCAAGGTGTGGCAGTTGTTCACGCTGGCAATCACGCTCTATCCGCGCATCCGCCGGAGTAGCTTCTAGTGTCGAAGCCCGAGTACCCCAGCGGCGCGGATGTCGAGCAGGTCATCGAGGGCCTGCGACTGTTCGACGTGGCCGACCTCGCCGAAGTGTTCGAGTTCATCGACACGGACGCCCTGGCGCTCGCCGCCGTCCACCAGTGGGAGACCGAGACCGGCTGGATCCCGTTCCTCGCCGACGTGGACGACGACAACCCGGATCAGACGCGCTACTTCGATCCGCCCGGCCCAAATTCCCGCGGCGAAAGCATAGGCGGCGGCAACCACCTGATCCTCGACTGCGGCATCGTGGAACTCGTCACCGTACATACCGGTTGGTCTCCCACGTTTGCCGGCACGGCGGCCCTCGCCGGCACCGACTTTCGCCTCTGGCCATACAACGCGGACCCCCTCGATCGTCCGTGGACGGAGCTTCGGTTCAAAGTGCCCCAGTGGGGGCAGCCGCAGTCCATCAAGATCGTGGGGAGGTTCGGGTATGCGGCGACCGTGCGGGAGGACGTGTGGTTGGCGATCCTCCATCAGGGGGTGACGCTCGCGCTGCCGGAGGTGGCGACGAGGGTTACGGGGGGCATGGTCGAATGGAAAGAAGCCGATGCCTCCGAGCGGTACGGCGAGGCGTTCCTCTTCGGCGATAAGGGCGTGGGGAGTGCCTGGGGCCTTGAATGGTCTCGGACTGTGAATCGCTACCGCCGCGTGGTGATCTGATGGCGTTGACCCCAAGACAGCGGATCCTCTACACGCACCGCGCGAACCTCTGGGCCAACACGCGCGCGAAGGACGCGCAGGGGCGGATCACCGGCCATAGCTGGGCGCTCGTCGCCTCCAACATCCCTTGCTATTTCGTCTTTCGGCAGAGCACCGAAGCCCCCTCCGTGGCCGGAGGACTGGAGGCAGACAATTTTTTCAGCCGGGATGAAATCCACGTCGACGGAACGCTCGCGATCGACTCCGATATGGTGCTGAAGAACGTTACCCTTGACGCAGACGGCAGTCAAAGCGCGGCGTACGGGCGTTTCTGGGTTGTCGCCGGCCAGCCGCAGGCGGTGAGTAACCAGGGGCGGCGCAAGGCCCGCATGAAGGTCGTTCAGGCTGTCCAGATCGAGACGCCTCCGGTAGGGGTGAGCTGATGGCGTTTGACCTCAATCTCATGATCTCTGAGATCAAGGAGGTCATGGCCGATACCTGGACGGACACGGCACCGCCGGCCGGCGGGATCTGGGAAATCGATCAGCTTGCCTCCGTCTCGTTTGAAGAGGTTGGCGGGTTCCCGTACGGCGTGGTCGAGATCCCGCCGTCGGAAGATGCGGATTGGGGCCTGAGTAACGACGCGCAAGAAGTGGACGCTTCTTTTCACTACGTGGCGCGCGAAGACGCGGACCTCTCCACGCTCCGCGATCGGCTGGAAGAGCTGAAGTCGGCGCTCTTCGTCGCGACCTTTACCGGAATGAACGTGCTCCGGCGCTCCGGGACCGATTGGAGTGCGCGCCATCCGGCGAACCAGATCTTCATGGCGAAGAAGGTGCCGTACCGCGCCGGATCGCTGGTGATGCGGCTGAACTTCGGGGAGTCGGCGCTGTAGATGGGGCCGATCCTTGGCAGGGCGTTGGTCACTGCGGCAACGCAGGCGCTGCGAACCGCAGGGCGACGACGGATTACCGTGGCGTTCCGGCGGCGGCTCTATCTCAAGCTGGCCCAGGGTGTCGCGAAGAAAGCGCAGCAGCTTGATCGCGGCGTCAGGGAAGCGGAAGCCAAGAGCGCGGATGAGGCCCTTCGGATCGCTCGGGAACTCTCGTCCGGGCGCTTCTCCTTGGCACAACTGGCCCGGATGGGCCATCCCTACAGAATCGGCGGCGTGCCTCCGCAAGACGCCGCGATCGTGAACAAGCAAACAGGCGCTTTCTATCGCGGCTGGAGAGTCATCGGTCCTCGACAGCGCGGTGGCGATCTGGCGACAAAGTTGGTCAATGATTCCCCCCAGGCCGAGCGATTAAGCCGGGGCACCTCCCGAATGATTGCAAGACCTATCCTCACGCGCATCCGCGAGCGCGTCGAGGGCAAACGGCGCGCTCTCTACAAGGCTTCGATCCGCAAGGCACTTCGCTCCTAAACCACCATGGCGATCCCTAACTGGCTGCTGGGCCGTCACGTTACGGCCGTACAGGCGCACGTCCAGACCTTAAACGAGTCGACGGGAGCGCTTGCCGACGTGACAACGCCAACCGCGAACGACCTGGCGAACGTCGTGCTGACGACCGGCTCCCATTCCTCCGGCACCATCGCCTTCACGACCGGGCTCTTGAACGACATTCGCCTTGTGTCGGACAAGGAGTCGGACAACATTGCCTCCGTCAACATGACGACTGCGCACCACGTAGGAATCAAAGTCGGGTATACGATCACCTGCTCCGAAGTGCTCCGCTCCACCGCCGCCGCCTGCCTTCTTGCCAACATCTGGCACAACGGAACCAGCCGATACATTCGCTTTGACTACGCCCGCGGCGGCAACAAATGGCGGGACTGGTACCTGATGGTTTCCTACTCCGAGACGACTGTTCGCGGAAAGAACGTCGGGACCATGACCCTTCAAAGCGTCGACAACGGCGGCGGCACCTACACCGCCGCTGACCGGTAACGCGGCAATGGCAACCATTCCCCTCTGGCTGATCGGGCGCAACGTGACCTCTGTCGTCATCACTCCCCTGGTGGCCGATTCTGCCGGGCTCCTCTCGGCGGCGGCCCTCGGCGCCCAGACGGTGACGGCGATCGTGGATGAGATCCAGTACTCCGGTGCGACGACCACCCAGGAGATTTCAGCCCTCACTTCGCGCAGGCGCAATGAAGTACCCCTCGAACGCGACGACCAGCTCGTTTTTACGGAAATCTGTCGGAGCGCTGCCGGATCGGTCATCGCCGCCGCGATCTGGACGGCGGCCGATCTGCCTGATTGGGCGTTGTTCCAGGCGACCCGTGGCGGCAACTCCGTGGCTTTTTACGGACTTGCCACCCGGTACGAAGAAGACGTTCAGAAGGGGAAGAGTGTGGCGCGGATCACCCTCCGGATCGTAAACGCCGCCGTCACCAATCCCGCCTACACCTGATATGCAGAAGATCAACCCTTATGATCTCCCCCGGCCATCGCGGCCTGTGGAAGAGCGAGTCTTCGATGCCGATGGCGTCTCCGTGGTGATCGCCTTCCGCCGGCCCGACGCCGCCGATATGAACATGGCGGCCGAGGTCGCCAAGCGGCTCACGAAGGACTACATCACCGGCTATCCGGAGGAAGGTACGCCGCCGGCCGAGTTCTTCGATGGGATCAAGGTCTCCGAAGCGCTCTTCATGCTGGCCGCCACCGGCCAGGAGATGCAGCCGCCGGAAAAGAAGGTCTACACTGCCGAGGAGTTCGTGATGCTCATGGACCGCCTGGAGACAGACGGCGTTCGCATCGCGCGCTGGATCAACGAGAAGCAGCAGGATTGGCGGCGCCACCAGGGAAACGGGTCCGGAGCGCCTACGGAGACCTCCTCCGAAGCGCGCTCCGCCTCCACCCCGAGCATCCCGAGATCACCTTCCGCCGCGACCACCTCCTCCGAAGCCTGAACCTTCGCATGGGTGCCTGGCTCACCGCAGAGGGCGTTGAGGACCCCGGTGCCGATATCGACCCCCTCACCCCCGACTATCTCTCCGAACTCCTGGCCTTCAACGAGGTCGACGCCGAAGAGATCGACAACCGCCCGCCTCCGTCCATGACCGTCCCATCCGAGGAGTAGATGGCCGAGCGCTTTGAGATCGACCTGGGCGTGGCCGACGTTCTGCGCGACTTCGCCCAGCTGCGCGATGTCCTGGGATCCTCATCGTCGACCGCCGGGGAGTTGTCGCTCTTGGGCGGGGGCTTAGGGATAGGAGACATCCGCGGCGCGGCAGAGGCCCTCCATCGCGCCACTCTCTCCGGCCAGGGGATGGCGACCGCCGCGCGTTTTGGTCTCCAGATCCGGCCCAACGAAATCGGCTTCGCCACGGATCGCGGCGCGATGCTCATGCAAGCGCTGGAAGGACTGCGCGCCACAGCGCGCGGACCGGGCGGAATGAGTGCGGCCATCGCCGACGCGCGCAACCTGAACCTTGAGGATTGGCTGGGCGTGGTCTACCTGATGGACGAGCAATTCCAGCGGATCAAGGAGGAGGCGCTTGCCACGGCAGACATTTACTCCCCCGACCGGATCGCCGCGGCAACAATGCTCAACTTCGAGACCGCGAGACTGAACATGGCCTGGAAGGATCTCACGGTGACGATCGGCAGCCTCGTCGTGCCGGTTCTCGCCGACTTCGTGGGCTGGCTCGCCGACATCGCCCGCTGGGGCTCCTCCGTGGGGAACGAGGCCACCGGCGCGTCCACGAGTGGAGGTTCTCTTTCGCAGTCGATGAACAACCTCGGTCGCGCCATCGATCGGAACACCTCCGTGCTTCGGCAGACTGCCGGAATGTGGGGGGGCGGTCCGCGCGCGGCCGGCGCGATCCCCGGCGCGTTTGGTCCTGGCCGGGGCTTTATGATCGACGACAACATCCGCGCCCTCGCCAAAGGGCTGGGCGCCTACTCCGTGAACTTCTGATGTCCTCCGCAGCACACACGATTGGCGCGCTCACACGCCACAGAACCACCTCAGTCCGTTGGGACGTGGCCGAAACGGTGCTGGTCGAAACGGCCAACATCTGGCGCCGGGAAGGGAAGGAGATATTCCCCGAGGATCTGGAAAACCTGGAGAAGCTAGGAAGCGGTGTCTGGGTTATCAGACCAGAAAACGACCTGGCTTTCCTCCACGAGCGAGAGAGCGCGCACCAGTACATCATGAGGTTGGAGCAGTTCAATGCGAGCCCTCTCCTCGTGGAGTATCCGGCGCAGCGTGTTGCGAGCGAGCTCCTCGATGTGGACGCCTCCGCCGATGTCGCCGCTTCCGGAGACTGGTACATCACGAAGCGGATTCCGGCCGGAGAGAGCTGGGAGCAGCCCCTCTCTCCGGTCGAAGCCGGCCCCGTCGTGAACTCCCCGCACTACCCTCTCGACACGATGATGATGGGACCGCGAACGGGCTCCCTGGAACCCAATTCCGGATTCATTATCAAGGTTTTGATCCCTGGCGGCTTCCTACAAACAGGCGATTACTTGTTCTCTTTTCGATTTGGCGGCGAATTGATTGGTTCCGCCTCCCCTCCGCTGAACACCGGCTTCGGGCGCTTTGAGATGATCCTCTCCGGCTCGGGGACGATCTTCCTGTATGAGAAGATCTCAGGAAGCTGGGAGAAGGTCGCTGAGTGGCAATCCTCCGCCTACAAAGACCTCTCCGGCTCCGCTCTGATTTTCCGCGTGTTGCCGCACTTCCCACGCTACATCGAATTTCGCACCTTCGCTTCCGTGGGTGTCCAGTCCAGTCTGCAGGAACTCCACGCGCCCGGCATCATCGGCGCCATCGCCACCACCGGCCGTCACATCACGATCCATGAGCACACTCACATCGTCGAGAACCGCGGCTCGCAGGCGACCTTCGGCGGCAGCGTGTTCCTGCGCCCTATCACCGGCGAAGGACCGATCGTCATCCGCGTCAGGAGGGATTTACGCCTAGCCTGGCAGGTTGCTAGATTGGCATTTAGGCAGCAGGGGGTTTTGACCGACAGGGCGTTCCGGGTACCGTACGGCGTGGCCGACGCGAAGATCCTGCGGATCCACGCCAAGGGCTACAATCAGCAAGTCTCCATCGATCCGTCGACGGCGCTGACCACTATGACGGCGATCGTGGAGGAAGCGGACGGAACAGCGCTCACACCCGCGAGCGAATCGGTAACGCTGAACGGCCAGAGTTTTGCCTTCACGGGATTCTTTCCGCCGGGAGGGAGCAACAAATGCCGCGCCGTGATAACGCTCACCTCGCTGCAGGTGGCAGGAGCGCGCTGGCACTCTCCGGCGCTGGAAGCGTATCACGTCGTCCGGAACCCGCACACGGTCACGCTCACGACGACGGAGAACACCAACGGCGAGGTGCAATCGGTCTCGATCCAGGGCGCCGGCTATCATCCAGAGCATGAGGCGGCCACCCTGGTTGTCGATGACCCCCGGAACCTGCTCACGACGGTCCGGAACCGCAAGACCCCAGTCATCATCGAAACGACTTATAACTCCGGAGGGGTAGACAAAAGCATCATCTTCCGCGGCTATACGGGGCGCGTCACAGCCTCGCAGCGCGGCAAGATCGGTACGACCTATCCCTCCCCCGACTGGCGACAGTTGAACTGTGAGCTGGTCGGTATGTGGGATCGGCTCTCCGCAAACCGCTTCTGGCATCAGCAGATCAACCTGGCCGACGCGACGACCTCGCTTCGTGGCGGTGTGGGGAACTCCCGCGTGCCCTGGTACGTCACGGATTTTATCCGCGAGGCCATCTGGATGAGCGGGTTTCCTGACGCCCAGATCAACGTGCCCCACGTCGACCTGCGCTTCTTCCTGCCGAAGAACTCGGACACCACCGACGGCTTCGTGATCCCACCAGGAACCAATCTTGCGGAGCTACTCGTCTCCGTCGCGAGAGACTACCTCAACCATTATTTAGTGTTCTGTCCGAATGCAGGGGCTGACGGGCAGTGGAGATTACTCTCGCCGCCTACCGGCGCGGAGACCCCGCTGTGGACGTTCACGCTGGAGGCCGCAGCCGCAGGGAAGCTCGCGCACCTGGCCGCCTCCTACGGATCGAATATCTCCCCCATCCTATCAATCGAGGGCTCGGATTATCGCAGTTTTACCGTTCCGCCGGAGGGAAACGCGCTCACTGTGACGGGTCGGACCCAACCCGCGAGCCAGGGTGCGCTTGAAGCGCTCCAGCAGCAAGACATGAATTTCCGCTCGTTCCGCGCGCCCGGCTTCACCTCACAAGCCGATCCGACCTCGATTGATTGGCTAGGTTACATAAAGCCGATTGAATACTCCGATCCGACGTTGGAGACGCAAGGTGCGGTCAATTTCGTTACCCGCAGAATCGCAAATTTAGCACTGTACGGACGGCGGATGCACAGCTTCACCGCACAGGCCGTACTTGTGAACGCCGCGGCGGTGGAGCCCACCGTCTACACAACGCGGACCCACCGGCCGCTGCGTGCCGGCGACGTGTGCGGCTTGAAGGACCGGGCCGGCACAACCACAAAATGCGTGATTCACTCCGCAAACATCTACTATGAAAAATCGCACGCGATGAGCGCCTTCTATGAAATGGAAGAGCTTCGCGTCGGAGCGACGATCCCCAGATGAGAAGCCATCAACTCTTAAGGCGAGTCGTTCAGGAGGAGACGCGCGCGGCGCTCGGGATCAATCCGGCCGGCGAGCGGCGGTTCCTGTCGCAGTCCCACGCCGCGCCGCTGGATGCCCAGGTTGCGCGCCTGCCAGTGAACATCACGGAGCTGGATCCCCTGCGTGATTACGCAACGGGGATCTGGTTCGCCATGTTCGATTTCAGCCAATTCGACGGTTCGGATATTTTTGCCTAACTGGGAGAGCGGAGCAGGAAGGCGACGACCACGAACAGCACGAAGGCGACGACGAGGCCGGCCAGCCAACCGGTGAGCGCCCACATCAGACGCAAGCCGCCTACGCCAGGCAAGGGCTCTCCGGCGCGGTCTTCCATCCGCCGGGCGTCTTCGAGGTAAAGATAGTTCGCGACGAGCCCAGGGAACCACAGGAAGCAGTACAGCACCATCACCACGACGCAGGCGAATGTGTAGGAGTGCTGTCGAGCGAGGGCGCGGTCGAGATCATAGGGCGGCAGGTTGCTCATACCACCTATTATAGCACTTCGGCTCGCTTGTTGTTCAGGCAACAAACTATCGAAAATTATGTGAAAACATTCTGAAAATAGGCGCGTTTTAGGGGAGAATGGAGGAGGAGCGACCACGCGAGGGGGCGAACTGTCCACCAGACCCCAGACAGAGGCACGGCTCTCTGCCGGGTACGGCAAACGGCCGACGTGGAGATGGCGTCTCCCCGCCGGCCAGTGTGTAGTCGAATGGAGCGACCACATGGCACATGTTCCCTCTCCCGAGGCAGCGATTCCTCCGCCCGCCTCCTCCTTCCGCTTCGCCCTGTACCACGACGGGGCCTTCCTGTGCGAGCCTACGGCCGGGGGCCGGGGGCTCTACATCGTTCACGAGACCGGCTGCTCCTGCAGCGCCTGGCACTCCGGCGAGCGCCCCTGCTGTCACCAGATCCAGCTTGGGATCCAGCTCATCACCGAAGGCATGAAGCTGGTCAACCGGGGTCTCTCGCTGACCGGCGACGACGAGGACATCCCGATCGTACTGGCCGGCAGTAGCGAACCGGCATCGCGCTGTCCCAGGTGCGCCAGCAGGCTCTACGAGTATCCCGATGCCGTCCGGTGTCAAGGGGAGGCGTGCGGCTACTGGAGGATCCTGCGATGAGCCGCAGCCTCATGGACGAGCTGGGGAAGATCATCCTGCTGGGCTACCTCCCCGCCAAGATCGGCACCCTGATCCCGAAGGTGGAGGCGCTCTCCCGGCGCCTGCCCACGATCACGACGCAAGAGCTAGCCGGCGAGCTGGAGCAGATCACGCGGACGCTGGAAGCCTTCCGCGCCCTGGAGTATGACCTCGCCGACCTGAACCTCTCGGTCGAACCGGAGGAGGACGCGGATGCGGCGCGGCCGGTACGGCGTCCTCTGGAAGCCCGAAGCGGCATGGGGAAGCGCCGCCCCCTGGACCTCGATCTCCCGGCCCCGCGCGTTGCGCGGGGCCGGGGCTGCTAGAGGGCGGCGGCGTGACCGCCTTGCTTGCACATCTGCAACCCCCCTTGCCGAAGGCGACGGAAGGGGTCGTGTACCTCTACACGCTCCAACATCCCATAACCCTGGAAACACGATATATCGGCCGGGCGCGGGATCCGCGCCAAAGGCTAAACGGGCATTTTAACCAGACCGCGGCCCCGTGGCCGTGCGCGCGATGGGTCGGAAAACTCCGCAGTCAGGGCCTCAAGCCCATAATGGTGGTCATAGAGGTTTCAAGCGAGGAGCATTGGGAAGAGGCAGAGCGGAGTTTGATCGCCGGTTATCGCGCTGCTGGAATCCGGCTTCTGAACGTGGCCGAGGGAGGATACAGCGTTCAGCATAGGAGAGAGCCCCGCACAGGAATGTTTCCTTCTGGGAACTGTAAGCGATGGGAGGGCCTGTTCGATCCTTCCGGTCAACCCATGCCCCCGATAATAGACGGGCTCCCCGCGTGGTGTAAAGAACGAGGGCTTCACATCCCAGCCCTTGCGAAGGTTCTGAAAGGCCAGGTTCGCTCCTACAAGGGGTACACCTGTCCAGCCGCCCGCGAACAGGTGCGCGTGGATGCAGTGAAGCCCGATCACACTCCGGAGGCCATCGAGAGGATGCGCGCCGCGGCCGCGCGTCGGCTGGAGAGAGAGGCGGCCGGAGGGAGGATCTGGGACGCGATTGTTGATCCGGCCGGAAAAGCGTGGTTGGGTGTCCAAAGCCTCAGAGCGTTTGCAAGAGAGCAAGGAGTGGACTACGAATTACTCCTTAGCGTCTGCCACGGGCAAAGGCGCTCTCATAGAGGGTACACATGCCCCTCCGCCTGGGAGCGAACGCATCCGGATTGGAAGCCAGGGTACCGGAGTCCAGAGGCCGTCGAAAACATACGAGCCGGCGCGAAAAAGAGAGCCCGGGATCCTGGCTTTCGCGAAAAGATGCGTGAAGCCGCCCAGGCTCGTGAAGCCGCTCGTCGGGAAGCCAGGCGGCTTGCAAAGAACGAAAAGATAGCGGCCGCAGCAAGGGCTCGCTACGAACGTGGGGAAGGGATTCCTTCTCCCGAGACTCGTGCGAGAATGACTGCGGCTGTTATTGCTGCAAACTCGAAGGTCTTTGAAGGGTTCTGCGATCCCTTCGGCAACGCAGTCGGCGAAGTCTTCAACTTAGACGCGTTCTGCCGGGAGCGGAATCTTTCTCGCTCGGCTATGTGCTATGTCTATTACGGCAAGCAGCACGCACACAAGGGGTGGACCAACACGCGCCCGGAAGCACAGGAAGCCCTCCGGTTGAAGCCGCCGAAGAAACCGCGAAACCAGAGTGAGGGGAGCCGCCGAAAGCTGAGCGAGAAGATGATGGGGAGGCCGGGCACGAGGAATGGAGCGAAACACAGCGCCGAAACTATCGCGAGGATGAAAGCAGCCCAGAGCACCCCGGAAGCGATAGCGAGAAAGCAGCAGATGCGCGGCTACAAGCACTCTGAAGAAGCGATTCAGAAGATGCGGGCCGCCCGCGAAGCCGCTAAACGCGCCGCCCGCCAGCCGGAGTTAGACCTATGACCCCGCGCCCCACCCCACCCCTCGCAGCCATCCAGCGGCAGCAGGAGCGGCTCCTGCAGCGCCTCTTCGGCGCCGACTGGGAGCGCGCCGCCGACCGCATCGCGGCCATCGAAGCCGCCAAGGCGCGCCGGGGAGGTGTCCGCTAACCGACCGTTCAACGTTTGCATCGGCGCGGTTTCTGGCTCCGCGCCGATGCCCAAGCAACCAAAGCCGCCCCGGCCGCGCGGCCGGGGCGGTCCTCAGTCAACTACCGCCGGCTAAAGCCGACGGCTTGGCCCTGCCGCGCAGCGTCCCCCGATCCCTCGGAGGGCTGGAGTAGCGCAGATGTCTACCCTGGAGCGGGACATTCAACGGGAGCCATCGCTCTCACGCCTAGTGGGATTTCCACCCACGCGCCGGTTGACGTTACGTGCCTGGTTGAGCGGCCGACGCATCACCCTCGGGAGCGGCCTCACCATCCCTTGCGGCAGTCGAGGAGGTCAACGCCTCCCGCCCGTGCCGCAGCCGCAGGGCCTCGCGACCCTCCTGCCCTCGGGGCAAGGTATCCGGACCCGCTATCGCGGTCGGCAGCCATCTACACAGAGATCAACCGGAAACTCCGGCGACCGTTGGCGTGAAACGTGGCTGCGCGGTAATTGGATAACAGTTCGGCACACGCTTGCCGAACTCCTTCTCAAGGAAGGAAAAAGGAGTGGCGCTCTACTGTCAGCTAAAGCAGACAGTCGCCGCGTCACGAACTTCTTATGCGATGATGGAAGCGTTGGAGTTCTTTTCCCGAGGCCGGAAGATCACGCTCTCGGCGGAAGGGCGCGAGACGGTGCGCGCGTGGCTTCCCGCCGCGGCGCCGCCGCTACTGCCGGAGGACGAGGCAGAGATCCTGGTTGCCTGGCACCTGCGGATAAACGGTAGCCGCGCGCACCTCTGGTTTCTGGAACAGCGCGACGGGGTGCTGGAGAAGGCGCGAGCAAGGCGACGATGACCGGAGCCGAGCGACTGCAAGCCCTCCTCGATCGCCTGCTGGAAATGACCGATGGTGAGATCATTCAGCGCCTCGGAGACATCACGCAGCGCGGGAAGGTGGATGCGCTCCTCTGGGCGCTGCTCCTTGCCGCGCAGGAGTGCCGCGCGCAGCTTCATGACGAGTGGGAGCCGGGGATCGAGGCGATGCTGGTTCAAGCGGCGACCGGCTGGGAGCGCGTGCTCTGGTGACCGCTCGGCTCTACATCTTCACGCTGACGTTGGTGTTCGCAAGCGGTGCCGCGACCGGCTGGGGGCTCTCCCACCTCTACGGAGAGATCGAGTTCCCGGCGAGACCTGAGCCGCTCACCGCACCCACGCGCTTGCAGGCGGATGGGATGGCCGAGGCGGACCCTCCGCCCCTGGTCAAGCTCGGCAGCCAGGGCAGCGCCGTCGTCGTCCTCTACGCCGACCTCCAGGCGTTCGACGCGGTAGACGAGAGGGGCACGCTCACGGTTCCGGCAGGCACGTATGCCAGGATCGAGGAATACTATCCCTGGAACGACTCCGCGTTCGTCCGGATCGCCACGGGTCCGGTCAAAGGGCGCGCGGGCGTGACCCTGCGGACCAACCTGCGGAAGCTCTCCCGCTAACGCCGCCGCGGCTGCTTTTCACGCGGCTGTCCTGCTTGCTTTCCTGATATGCAGAACAAACCTGCCGATCCCTTTCCTCTCCCACCGCAGAAGTGCGGCCTGTGCGGCACTCTCTTGATCCCAGTGCGGACGCCGGAGGGGAATTTCCGCCTGTGGTGTTGTAATCCCAAATGTCCCAAGAGCCGCGAGGAGTTCGACGACGACGACGAGCTGGAGGAGACCTCATGATCCCCACTCCCACCCCACCCGGCCGGTGCTTTACCTGCGGCGCGGCGCTGACACCGACGACCTTCTCACCGTGTGTCTGGACCTGTCCTCGGCCGGAGTGTGCTGCTTACTACAGGCTGATCGAGGCGAAGCGGCAGCCGGGGGCGAAGCCATGAGCGAGCGCGACTATCCCCCGCTAGAGGTGCTCTGTTCCTGCGGCAAGACGACCGTGATGCGCTGGGACGGCCGGAAGTGGGAGGCCGATGATCCGGCCTGGGTCTACGGAGCCAGGCCGGAGGGCAGTGGCGCGGTAGAAACCCTCTGGTCCTGCGGAGAGCCCGGTCACTGGCAGAGGAACGTGCGAGGGATGCGGGAGCCGGCGGAGGCGAGGAAGCCGTGATCGAGGAGAGGACGCGCGCGATCATTGCAGTTCTGCGCCGGGACTTCGCGCTTTCGCTGCGTGTCTCTTCGGCAATCGATCCGAATTCCCACCGGGACATCCTCCGCGCCTTTGACTGCGCCGTCTTGATGGCACTGGATCCCGAGGAGTGGGAGCGGCTGCACCGGGAGGCTGTCGTCACGTTTGCCGGTCCTCCGAAGATGACGGCAACAGCGGATCCGCTGTCGGGCGAGTGTACCGGCATCACGATCGACTTTAGCGAGGGGGAGCCGGAGGCGGCGAAGCCATGAGATTGCCAGGGCTGCCGTTCCGCTTCCTCGGACTGGAGATCGAGGAGCACCAACGCGCGTGGACGTGCTGCATCTACTGTGCCATCAAGACGCGGCGGCAATACACGGCGGAGCGGCACTCATTCACCGGGGTAGGGTCGACGCCACTGCACGCCTTCGTCAACAGCATTCTGCTGGCAGGGCAGCAGGCGAGGATGACGCGGCAGTGCTCTGATGGCCCTCATTCGCTGGGCGGGTATTACTAGGACGTGGCACAGCTTGCGCCGGGGCACATAGACACCGGAACCTCTGCCACCCATACGCTCTCCTTCGACATCTCCGTTCGCGCCCAGGTGCCGAGCGGAGATATCTTGGCCGATTTTCCTAATACCCTCACCGTCGTCCGGCTCTACACCGAAGCCGTCACCGCCCTGCACGGCCGGAGCGATCTGGGGGCGGGGATCGACACCGCCGACACGATCCGGCTGGCGCTGGAATATGGACCGGGGCCGACCATCGTCATCCTGGAGACGCTCGGCTCCATTCCGAATAGCGGGGAGCCGCCGCTGTTTGCCGACGTGACCGTGAGCCGGACGGATGCGGGCCTGCGGCTGGGGGTCACGATCGACGGGAACGACCATCTGCGGTATGAGTGGTGGCAGGACAGTTCCACAACGGCCACGATCACGGTGGGAGGCAACACGGTCGAGGCGTGGACGAAGAGCGAGCCCCCGGTCTCGCTTGGCGGCGGTGGCCGGCTGATGTGGTACACCCTGATCGACGCGGCGGCCACTGCGACCTACTACCGCGCGAGGTTCAAAGACTTCACCTTCGGCGCGGGCAGCCTGCCGTTTGGGCCCTACGAGTTCTTCGAGGAGGGGACCATCCGGAACTTCGGTGCGCCGTGGGCGTACACCGTGGATGCGCGGGTGATCGACGCGGACGGCACGACGGTTGCCGGCGTCGACCTCCTGCACCAGGGGAGCCCCCAGACCTCCGGGACATGGACACTCTCGGCGCAGCAGGACAACGAGCACACCGGACCGCTCCCGCCGGATGGCATTGCGCTAGTGACGCACCGGGTCGAGCCGGCGAGCCTGGAGGACCCCTGGCTCTCGGCGCAGACCGTGCGGCCGTATCCCACCGACCTGGAGTGCCGGTTCGCTGGGAACGCGCCGAAGTCGCCAGGGGACGCCTCCCCTACCGATTACTCCGTGGGCACGCTCACGATCGCGCCGTCCGTCTCCATCCTCCAGTCGAGTGAGGCGTGGGTGATCGACAGCGGGTCCGGCTCGGTCGGCGGGACATCCACAGTCCCGGTGTTCACGATCACCTCGGGACCTGCCACCGTTCGCCGGCCGCTTAAGGAGTCATGGACCGATTGGAATGACAGCGGCTCGCCGGACTTTGAGCCCACGGACAATTGGACGACGACCGATTCCGACTTCTACGCATCCGGTGCCGGCGACGACCGATGGGGCGTGGGTCTCTACGCGCTGATGGATCTGGATCTGACGGTCCCGGCCGGGCCGAATACGCAAGTAGCGGTCGCCATCACCTACGCAGTCGCCCAGGCCGAGGACACGATCGAGGTCACGTACTCCACGGACGTGGCCGGGAACCCGATCACGTTCCCGGCCGGCGGCAGGAGCACCCAGCGCATCGACCTGATGTTCCCGGTGGAGATCGACAGCCGGCCCCTCTACGGCGAGCGGATCGCCGAAGTTCGGATCATCGGTCTGCTGGCCGGCGTCACGACGGTTCACGAGCTCGCGGTCGTGGCCGACGAGCAGGCGTATATCACCCTCTCCGGGCGCCGGGACGTGCTGGCCGATGACACGATCGCTTACAGCGGCATCGTCATCGCGCAGGACGGGCAGGCGCCGTCGCTCCTGTGGGGAACCGACACGCCGCTGATCCCTGCCGCCGACCGGGACCTCGACGGCCGCACCGACCAGCACGGCGACCATCAGAACGGAGTGTTCACGCTCGACGGCGTGACAACCGCGTTCCTGGGGGAAGCGCCGGGCATGGCGCAGGCAACTCTTTCAGACACGTTTACCGAGCTCTCGCGGATGGAGGGGCTGACCTCCGTCTACTCCAGCGCGGCACTTGATGCGGCCCTCTCCGACGCCTTCGGTGAGATCGGCATCGACGGGGCGGGGGCGGCCTCGCCGGTCGTGCGCGCCTCCACCTGGTTCAAGCCGATCCGGCCGGCGGATCGGATGACGGCAGGGGCGGCCTATACGGTGCTCGCCCGCGTCGTCGTGACCGATGTCCTCGTGCCGGCAGGGCGAACGTCCGGGCAGGTGGTCGTGTTTCAACGGAACTACCTGGGGATGCTGCTGGAGGGGTTGGCGACCGACGCGGCGTATAACAGGCACGGTGCTGCTGTGACGGTGACGGCGCGGGGGTATACAGGCGGGGCGCCGGCGCCGGGGGATACGGTGCTGGGGAGCGACACGACGGACGCCTCGGGCTTCGCTCTGGTGCCGATCCGCACCGGCACTCTCTCCGGCAGCCAGTTCTCGGCGTACTTATCCTGATCGTAGAGACTATGACAAGCGAAGAGTTCTTCGAGAACGAAACCAGTTATCGGTTCTACGACAGCACCGCGCGACAGTGTACCGTGCGAGGCTGCACGAAGCAATGCGTGAAAGAGTGCCATGCGTGCTGGCGGAACGGACAAGATGAGGTGATCTGGCTGTGCGAGGAGCACTTCGCGGAGTTCCGGAGCCGGTTCAAGGTTCCGGTCTCGTAGGCGCCCTCTGCAGCGCCTGCCACCTGCCGCTGGCCGCCAACGCGCGCGAGAACCTCGCCGCGGAGACCCTGGGACAGCGAATGCGTGCCGGCAAGACGGAGCACGACGTATCCTGCTGGACGTGCGAGGCGTGCGGCCTGCCGGCGTGGGGGTGGGACTGGGACGACGATGGCGAGTGATAGTCCGCTAGTCTGCAGCCTCTGCGGCGCGCCCAAGGGGCACGACCACTCGGCCGGGGATTGCTTGTGGAACCTGCGGGAGCAGCTTCGCGAGGCGCATCGGGAGCGGGACGAGGCACGGCAGAAGGCGCGAGAGTATTACGATGCGCTGGCGTCCGGTACGATGGGCGAGTATCTGTTCCAGAAGCACTACTGGAACGAGACGACCGAATGCCCGTGGCTCATCCAAAAGCCGCCTGAAAAGTAGCCCGTGGCACTCCTCTCCTCCTTCGCCTACACCCGCACCCGCGTTCGCCAGGGCAAGACGGGTCAACGGGTACGCCTCGCGGCGGTGGTGGACGCGGCCTCGGTCGGAGCGGTCTTCAACCTCACCCACAGGGTCGGGAACTACGGGAGAACTTCACAACGAGCCGGCACGCCCTACTTCGCATGGAGCAACTATCCAAACGGCCCGCCCTTCGAGCACGACACGGCCGTCAGTTCGCCGGCTTGCACGGACGCGCGCTTCGCCTGGGATAGTCGCAGATCGATCCTCCTGACGTGCCTGGATGACACAACGGTGCTTGTCCGGCGGAGCGACGACGACGCCCTATCGTTCAACACAGAGACCTCTCTGTTCACCGGAGCCTCGTGGCCGGATATCACCGCCTCGCGCGAAGGGCTCATTCTCTACGCAGCGCGTGTGTCGGGGGCCTTGTCGATCCGGCGGCAGTATCCGGGAGACGCCGCGCCCGCTGCGGCCTTCGACGCCGAGGACGACACCGCCACACCGCTCGCCCTAACCGACGATAGCTTCCGCCTGGTCTACGATTCGCGCGGCTGGCTTCTGCTTCACGCGCGCCTTGGCGCCGGAGCCTCCACGTCGCTGCTCCAATCCTACGATGACGGCGAGACGTTCGAGAGCGTGTCGGGGGCAGTCACAGGGATCAGCGGGGGCTCCCACCCCGGCGCGTGCGTGGGAGCCGATGGGACCGCATACGCCTACGCGAGGCTCTCCGGCGGGGAGATCAGCCTGACGCGCCGCGCGCCGGGAGACACGGCGTGGACCACCCCGGCAGTTGTCGTCGATGAGGCGTCGGCGGATCTTCTGATCGAGGACTTCAGTTTTTCGATGGCCGAGGGGTTCGAGGGGAGTCGTCGTCTTGTGCTCGTTGCGATCTTCGACGGCGAGAGCCTTCCCCAGGAGAGGTACAGCGCGGACGACGGGGAGAGCTTCGCGGCGTTCCCTGGAACGTAGGGGAGGCCGCCGGCTGGGACCGGGCGGCCTCATCGTTGACCGTTCTTCTCTCTGAAGGGAGAACCTTCGTGGGGGACTGTTCACTCTGCGAAGACGTTCTTCCTCCCGTACAGCAGAATGGGCAGCCCTCTTTCGGTGTCTGCCCCCACCAAAAGGTTGCCGCCCATCCCTATCCCGCAGTCTGCCCAGCCGCGGGAGTTCTGGCGCCCGGTTCGCCGCAGTCCGCACGGCTTCCTGCTGGCGAAAGAGAAAAGGGCGGTGCCGGAGATTGCTGCAGCGAACCTCCGGCACCTCTGCCCGGCTGACGGCTGTTCACCGAACCCCGAGCATTGCGTCGATTCAGTCGAGGCCGGACAGGACTGCTCGCAAGCCGACCTCCTGCCCGCGCGCTATCCCAATAGCCGGCCAGGTATCGCTAACGCGGACATGCTTTCAAATTTGGTGCAGGGGGCAGCGGCTGCGTCTGCCGGCGCCCCTGCCTCGCTTTCCGCCGGCGCCGTCTGCCGGGCGTCGTCTGCCCCGTAGGTGGGGGAAGCCCTGGGGGTTCTTTAGCCGCCGGACGCCTCCGGAAGCCGTCTCCCCCTCTCCGTGTATGACGGACTTTCTATGAAATTGGTGCGGGCGGGACGGAGTAGCTGGCAGTCCCGTTTCGCTCACTTTGGCTCCGTGAGCCCCGCAAGGGCGCCTGCTACCCCGGCCGCGGGGCCGGATCGTAGGCGCAAGGGTAGTGTATCCCCTGGCCGCGCGGCTGTCAATCCTGCGAAACCCCTAGCATGGCGCCTGCTGCCCAGAACCCGCACGACCATGCCTGCACGACCGCGCCTGCTGCCATGAGGCACATGCCCCACTCGCCCAGGGTGTCCGGCCAGATCGCAAGCCATACCGCCGCAAGCATGACGAGCGGCAGCGCCACAGTCCACACGGGGATGCGGCGCAGATACGGCAGATGCTTCGCTAACATTGGAGGTTCCTCATGAACATCTCATGGCCCCCGCCCGGAGTCGGCTGGCTGATTGCCGTGGTGGTCCTCATCTTGCTAATCCTGTTACTGATCTTGGGCAACCTGTCCGTGCAAATCCTCGCGTGGTGTGTTGTGGCGCTGGCGATTGCTCGCTTGATCTAGCGGCCGGCAGGGTGGCCACAGGCGCAGGCGGGGAGGGTATCAGTCATCGGGACGTGCCTGAAATCGAAAGCGTAAAAAGACTTCGCCCCTGCCATCAGCCCAAGCCGAAACTGTCTGGTCTATCCCGGAGATGATAAATCCGGCTTGTTCGACCGCCTTCAGCATTTCCCCCACGTGTGTGGAGAAAAGCGTTGCGGCGAGGCCCTTGACCACAGCCTTCTCTCGTGCAATAGCTTTCGGGGACCTCCCCTCCGAGTGGATACCGACAGTGGTTTCGTCGCCGGAACTCGGTTCGCATGCGCTCCGCTGGCCGGGTGGTGTGGGCGGACTCATGGCACGGTCCATGCCCCACCCATCTTTCAATCTCCGACTCAGTAGCGCGTGTGAAATCCCTGCCTCCTCTGCCCAGAGCGCGAGCGTCTGCGTCCGGCCCTCATGAGTGATAAGCCGACTGCCCCGGCGGTTGTTAGCCTGCTCCTTTTGGGTAGCCCAACGACAATTTTCGGGGCTGTAGCCCTGTTCCGGATCGATTCGGTCCAGGCTATGCTTCTGCGACGGGCGCGGACCCATATCACCGATGAATGTCTGGAATGACTTCCAGCGCTCGCATACTCGGATCCCGCGACCGCCATAGTTCATCCAGGAAACATTATTGGGGTTGTTACATCGCGAGTGCATCCCTCGCCAGACTTTGTACTCGGGGTGAGGATCCTTCCGCATTGCGCCCCCGTGAATCGTAGGCCGGGGACGGCGGTGGCTACACTCCAGACAGCACGTGGAATGTCCGTTTTTGAGATTCTGAAGCAAGACGGACTTCTCGGCTCCACATGAGCAGCGACAGAGGATGAAATGCTGCCTGGGGTTTTTGTCCGATTGCGTATGGGAGTATCGAAGAACCACCCACTCGCCATAGGTATCACCAGACTTGGGACAATTCTCGGATTCGAACCACTTCCGTTTGAGGTTTTCTCTATGGCACTTCTGGCTACAGAAGTGGCTCGCGCGAGGGCGTAACGGAATGAATCCGACGCCACAGAACTGACAAATACAAGGAGCATTCGCTGGGTCAGGGAGAATATGTGCCATGTTCGCGTCTCCTTGTAGGCGCGGGCCGGATGCCGGGAGGCTGCAACCTCGCCGGCATCATTGCTGTACAGCACTTATAAGTTCCCCAACTCACCCTCGAATGCCTTCCCTTCGAGAGGTAAATCGTGCCTGTTACGCTCAACGCCACGGCTGTTCCTGTTCCGAAAACTTGGAGCGGCATCCATGACCCTGTGGCTTCGGGACCGATTACCACTACTGCGGTGGTGCAGGGGGGTACCATATCGGCATCGGGCACGAACGAGCGCTCCGGACGTGCTGACCTCATCGCTCGGTATGGCGGCGGGGCCTATGGCATCGTCACCGGGCTTGCGCTCTCAACCGCCAGCGGATTGACGCTCGACATTGCGGCGGGGCACGCGATGTGCGACGGTCCCGTACCAAGAACCGCGACGAGCATCGTCCTGACGGACAACCAATCAAGGGTCTATATCTATTTGTCACAATCGGGCTCCGTCACGGCCGTGAATTCCAGCCTGACGCCGCCGGCAGGTGCTCAGGTGTTCCTCGGTTCCTGCGTAACCAATAGTCCCGCTGGCTCGGTCACTGGCATCGATCAGTCCGGCGTGATGTATCTCTCGCCCTTCCCCTGGCGGGCCACGGCCGACGCAGGTCCCTCCGCTCCCGGCGACAGCGCCTCTCTCCCGACCACGATCATGTTCCTCCACAAAGGAGCGAACGACACCTGGCTGTGGGACGGCCCGGCCGGGGTCTACAAACACTTCTCCGGGGGCTCCTCCGGCACGGCCGCCATCGCCGACGGCGGCACCGGTGCCACGACGGCCGCCGATGCGCGCGTCAACCTGGGCGTGCCCCTGGTTGATGTCATTACAATCAACCCGGCTAATGGAACCAACACCGTCTCCGCCACCGACTCCCAGGCATCCACGATCCTCCTGACCGGCGGCACGGCCTCGGCCGAGTTCACGTTGGAGTTGACGACGAACGGCTCTCCCCTGGTTCGCGACGGCCACGAGTGGACGATCATCAATAAGACCTCGTACGGCGTCAAGATCATCCGGAACGGCTCCGGCCTGGGCTCCTGCTGGCTCGGCCAGGGGAGCGCGAACGATCAGCGCGGGCACTTCGTTTTCGAGCGGGACGGCTCGGGATCGGGAGAGATCCGGCGGATCGCCAAGGACGCCCCCTCCTACATCAGCCGCGTGATTACCGGCACGCTGACCGCGACCAGAGGGCAGATAGAAGCAGGGTTCCTCGTCACGGGAGCGCAGACTTCTGCTCAGCAACTCTCAATTCCGGCAACTTCCGGCTTTGAAGGCCAGATTACGACCCATCAGGCAGACGCTTCTAACTATCCTCTGACGGTTCAGACAGCAGGCGAGACCGAGCCGGATGCCATCACCCTTCTCCTTCCCGGCGAGGTTCAGCAAGTCGTACAGGATTCGGCGGGTAAGAACTGGCGGGTCGGCAGGCCCTACCATCGGGAGGTGATTATTGATTTCGGAAGCGATGCCAACCTCACGCTTTCAGCCTCGCAGGCGCGTGCCGGAACGATCCGGATGCAGGACACGACCGTGGTGCTAACGGCGGGTCGAAACGTGATCTGGGACACGCAGCAAATCGCGGCGCATCACCAATGGTGCGTGGTCAATGAGACCGCGCAGGCATTGACCTTCAAGCCCACGGCCGCCGCAGGCGTGACGGTAGCCGCCGGCATGAGCGCGATGATCCGGATCGACCTGGCCGGCGTCATCCGACGGATGACCCCAGACGTGGCTCCCTAAATCCCCCGCTCCTTCCGCATCCGCGTAAGCATCCGCTCCAGCATGTCGCCACCTTGTGCGTGATCGTCGCGGAGGACCCGCAGCGCCGCGCCCCACACGATCAGGCGGCAGAACTCCGTGAGCTGCTCGTCTGACAGTTGCCCTGTCTGGTTCGAGGCCCAGGCCGAAAGCACTGAGTACCGCTCGCAGTCGGTGAGTCCCGGCTCCGCGTCTCCGACCAGCTTCGTGACAACGGCCCGTGCCTTCTGCGGGACACGATAGTCGGGATGCGCTTCCGGGACTTTGAAGACCACGGGCGTGACGAAGCGCGCGGACAGGTAGCCGCAGGTGGCGGCGACCACGAGAGTCATCAGGAACTGCCGCGTCCAGTGCATCGCCTACTCCTCCAACCCCCTCGCCTTGCGCTGTCGCCGCACCGCCGCTTCCACCTCTTCCAGCGCCGCCAGACCGGGGTGGATGTCTGCGTGGATCTTCTCTCCCAGGACCACCCTGCCATCCGCCGTGATCCGCGCACCGATCGTGCGATAGGGCGCGAAGTCCGCCTCCAGCCGATCCAACCGCTGCTCGATCGCCGCCAAGCGGGCAAGAAGCGCCTCGTCGGTCATCCCCCTACTCCTCCGAAAGCCGAACGTCTTCCAGGTGTTCGCTGCCCCAGGTGCGACAGGCACATTTTGAGCACCAGCCGACGGCCCCCGTTGGATCATCCGCGAGCGCCACGGTCTCGCGCAGGGGCGTGCCGCACCACTCGCAGCGGTAGGTGCGGATCTGGCGGCGCGGCGTTCGCAGGTATTCCATGTCTGGGCTCATCGCCTACTCCCCTTGCCCCTTCCGCACCATGTATGCTTCCAAGAGCGCCAAGTGATCGCGACACAGACACCGCGCACTCTCCGGGGCCTCATCCCACTTCGCGAGGATCTCCACGCTGCCGCGGTTGTTGCAGCCCTCAACATCGCACTGCCGGCGCAGCACTCCGAAGATCCGAAACGTAGCCCCCGCCGACACTGTAGTCTCGATATCCCCCTCGGTCATCGCCTACCCCTCCTGCTCCTCGGCCACGGCTCGCTCATCCGGCTGGCCTGCTTGCTCTCCAAATAGAACATCTACAGGCTCCCCTGCGATCTCCGCCGCCTGCCGCGCACAGTCCTGAAGGATGCCCCCCAGATTGTTCACCCAGCGTCGGGACAGTGGGTCAAGGGACAAGGCGACAATCAACGATCCGGGACGCCCCGGCTCGGCCAGGATCCTCTTTGCGCGCTTCAGGGCCTTCTGAAGGTCGAACAGATCGCTCTCGCAGTCACCCATCGCCTCCTCCCCCTCCCCTTCCCTATCCCCGGCCGCCCTTGCCTTCAGTTGCCGCCCGATCGCGTCTTTTGCCTCCTGCAGCTCCGCCGGCCACTCGACCCCCGCCGCAGGATGCCCGCGTATCCATTCCTCATCCCGGCAATCCTGGCAGACCGGGAACCCCTTCCATTTCGCGCACTGGCCGCAGAGTCCCAGCCTGCTCGCCCATGCCTGATGCACTTCCTGCGCCGGGCTCTTGCGCGGCGGTCTCACTCCAGCTCCCCCACCGGATCTCCCGCCTCCCGCGCAGCCAACTGCCGCCGGATCGCCGCGTGCGCCTCCTGCAGCTCCTCCGGCCACTCCACCCCCGCCGCCCGATGCTTCTCCCGATCCTGGAACAGCTCGTTACTCGCCGCCTCCAGGTGGTGCCGGTGCCGGGCGCGTGCGGCGACGACAGCCGCCTCATCCGGCAACTGGAACGGATCACACCGCACTGGCTTGGGCTTCTCGGTCATCGGTTCACGTACTCCTTCGCCGGATCGCCTTCCGGCCGTCTACGCCCAGTGTTCGGATGGCGGAACCACCCTTCCGGCTCCGGCTGGTCCGAAGGCTCCCAGGTTTTGAGGACGCGCACGGCGTCTTCTGCGCGCTCGTATCACCAGCCATCGGAGTACCAGTCAGCGCCCACCGGGCCGATGATGAGCCGCGCGGTTCCGGTGAGCAGCGGCAGCACCACCAGCTCCCGGCCGTCCGATAGGAGCCGTTTCGCATAGTACCAACCCAGGCGCTCCTCGTACAACTCCGGCCGCATCGGTCCCTGTGTCTCCATCGTCCTCCTCCTCTTGGGTAGCCGGCAGCCGGTAGCCGTCAGCCGTGAGATCAGAACCAACGGCTACCGGCTGCCGGCTACCGGCTGGGTCTTCCTCGTCCCACATCTGCCGCCGCCGCAGCGCCTCCAGGATCCGCGACACTTGCTCCTCCGTCAGGAGCGGGCGGGGACGCTCGCGTTCGCGCTGCAACTCCTTGGGGAGGTAGTCGTAGGCCACCTCAGATCCCCAGAGACAGCGTGCGCGGTCCCGTGATCTTCGCCTCCTCCGGTGCTACGCCCAGTCCCTCGTAGCGGGCGAGGCGCTCGGCGATGAGCGGGAGGTATGAGGGTTGCATTTCTATGCCGAGGAAGCGACGGCCGAGGGAGAGCGCGACTGCGCCGGTGGTGCCGCTGCCGGCGAATGGGTCAAGAATTATGCAGGGGACCGGAGGCGCTGCCGGATCACAGGCGCAGGCGGGTTCCCAGCCGGTCGTTGACGAGCTTCCGCCTCCAAAACCTCCGCCGCGAACCATTCTCGATCGCGTGCCTCCATTCACTGCTGCGCTGTCTCGGCCAGACCAGCCGCAGCCGCCTCCGACCCCTGGCTGTGTTACAACGCGATCCACCAGCCGCCTGTGCGGCGCCTCACACTCTGGACAGCAGCCCCTCTCGCTCGATCCTGCGCGGATCAGCGGCTCGATCAGCTTGGTCGGATAGGTGTTCCCTGTGATGAACGGCTTACCGTTCCGCCGGGCGAGCCAGAACCCCGAGGGAACCGAGGGGCACCAAACGATGCCCTCGTAGTGACTGCGCCCCAGAGGTGTCTGCACGCCGTTGGTGCTGCGGAGGGTGAGCCATTCGCCTCGCGTCAGATAGAGGACGAACATCCCATCGGGCCTCTGACTGAGGTTCGCACGATAGCCCAGACGAAGAGCAAGGATCTGCATCAACTCGATCGACTGCCGATCCTTTTGGATGATGCACGCGCGACCATCGGGCCGGGCATGTCCATCGGCAGCGATGAGGGCCTCAAGAAGGCGGTGAGCCTCGTTTTCAGGGAGCATGGTGAGGCGCGGGGTTAGTTGCTTCTCCGGCGCCTGTGCCAGCAGCGATGCGCTAGCGCGCACCCCGATATACCACTCCACGTCCGTTTGAACGCACCCCTGCCTAAAACGTTCACGGCGCCGCTCGGTAAATGCGATGTCGCAGCGGAGCAGCAGGCCGCGGATCGTTTGGACGTGGTGAGGGTTGACAGAGAGGCACTGATAGAGGGCAATCCCTCCCTGCTTCTTGATGTGCCCCTCGGCGATGAACCAGCCCACCAGACTCGCCCAGTCTTCGCCAATGGATGCGGAGGCATCGCCGTCGTAGCGGGCGGTGGTGGGTACCTCATGGCGAGGCAGAAGCTCGTCGGCACGCACAACCGCGAGCGATCCAGACCGACGCCTTATCAGGCAGCGATGATTGACCGTCAGGCGCTGGCTGCTATCCCTCTTCTCGATGACCACCAACTCCCCGGCAAACGGGTAGCGGTGAAAGGTCGCAGGCACCCAATGCCATGCGTGTGCGATCGGATCATACTGCGCGATCAGGTCTCCGTCCGCTACGGCATCGTGGTGTTTCCATCCTGACGGCGTAAGGCACTCCGTCTCTTCGTCTACGCAGGCAAAGTGGGCTCCGGGGTAGCTTTCGGTGGCGAGGAGAAGGACGGAGCGCAAGTTGCGGCCTGCGGAGGGATCGGCTCCGGTGTGCGTGCGGGTTGTCTTTTGGCCGGACATCCCAGCGTCGTACGTCTCGTGAGGGAAGCCCCCGCGCCATTCTCGGCGCCCATACTTTGCCTCCTCGCGCGCCGCATCTCCATCCCAGAAGTAGCGTTCCGAGCGCGTCAGCATGAACACATACTCATGCGCCCGCGTCGGCCGGTCCTCGACGCTCTCGGGCATCGGGTTCAACTTCGCCCACACGAGATCGCAGCGGACCCACCAGCCGTCATCCTGCAGGGCGATGGCGCAGCGGTGGGGCATGAGGCAGAGGTCTTTCGGCTTCATCCCTGCAGGGCGCGGTTTCTGTTGGCGTTCGATGTGAACCCACTTCTCGTTTCGCCCGCAGGAGGGGTCACTGGTCCTTCCTTTGTCCTTCCGTCCGATCTCCCCGCTCGCATACGAGTCGCCCAGGTTCACGAAGCAGACGCCATCGCGCCGGAGCACCCTGCGGACCTCGCGGAACACCTCGACGAGGTGTGCGACGAACTGCTCCGGCCGCTCCTCCAGTCCCAGGCAGCAGAAGGAGCCATCGCCCCATTCGGTCGGCGGGAGCGAGTAATCTCTCAAAGACCAATAGGGCGGGGAAGTACAGACGCAGTGAACACTCTCCGCCTCGAGTCCCTTGAGCACCGAAAGCGCATTGCCGAGGCGCAGATCGTAGAGCGGCGGCTCGGTCACCCTGCGGCCTCCTGCGATGGCGGGCGTCTACGGCGCGAAACGGGCGCAACGTCCGGATGCACGCCCTTTGCGCCGGGAGCGCGTAGAATGTCCTCTAACTCTCCGTCAGACGAGGAGATAGAGCGGCGGCTTCCCATGGAGAGGCTGTTGCTTCTCCAGCGCGAGACCTTCTCCGTTTCCCATGCCCCGGTGAGCGTCTGTTTCTCCCGGTGGAAGATGACGGCGATCGGATCGCCGCCGGCCTCCGCCTCCGTCGTCGCACACACCTTGCACCTGTAGCGCACGGTATCCCCCACCGGCCAGAGCGCCGGAGCGTCTACGATAAAGAGGAGCCGCTCGGCGTTGCAGGCCGAGCACGTCTTCTGGGTTGTGTCAAAATCTAGTACGGTCATCGCTTTCCCTCCACCATCGCCCCCGCCGCCGGCGGCGTGTCCGCCAACCGCCCCGAAATCTCCCCGTGATCCGCCCGGCCCGTGCGGAGGTAGAGTCTGCCGACCAGCTCCTCCCCGTCCGGTGAGCGGCGATAGAGCCACCGATAGCCCTTTCGCCCCAGGTCTCGGCAGTGATCCCCGTTGCTCCACACGGTACCGAACATCAACCCGTGATGGAGGAACATCACGGCGAGAAACACGGCGCGGTCCATGCGTGCGATCAAGAAGGCGACGGCGCAAATGAGCAGAATACCGCTGGCCTTGAAGAGGATCAGCCGCGTCGTCTGGTGTGCCCACGGAGCCACGAACGCATTGCCCTCAAGGCCGCCGAGCTTGAGAACCCGGCGCGTGGTCATGAGATCCAGGGCTTGAAGAAGTACAATCAGCCCGAGGTGTGTCCAGAGAACCCACCGCTCCGTCACCCCGCCCCTCCCTTCCCCGTCATCAGTAGCGCCATGACCTTCCGTTCCTCCGCCGGCAGCAGCGGCCTCTCCTCGACCGGGACCGCCCGGCGGCAGTGGCAAGGACAGACGCCAGACGC